ACGGCATCACGAGGCGCCCCCTGCCTCGTGGTGCTCACAGAGGGCATCGGGTTAGCGCTCGGTGCCTTCTGTGAGCATCTGCTCAACCAACAAAGGAGAACCAATGACCACTACCACACGACATCAAATAACCGTCACCTACACAGTGACAGTGCCCGAAGAGGTGCTCGCCTACCTCAAACTGTCCAATGGCACTCGCTACTGGGTAGAGGATGAATACGAAGTGTCTTACGATGACAACAACGACATCGTCATTAAGACTGACGGACTCACATTCGTGTACGACAATGCAACTGCTCTCAAGGGCATTGAGCAATGGCTTGAGAACGGTGGCGACTGGGAAGAGTTGCGTGACCTTGAGACCGACCACTACGACCATGACCAAATATGGCAGTACGGGTTCTTCGGTGAACTCGTGTTCGCCTAACCAATAAAGGAGCAACAATGAAAACCATCACCATTACATGGAAAGCCTTCTGCCACGAAGACACACCATCACGACAGGCAACATCAGCAACTATCCAGTATGACGCACCACCAGTGGACGACATCATCCTGTGCGAGAAGGTGTTCCGTGACACGAACCTTTACGAAGGTGATCTGTGGGACATCTTGGAGCCAGTTCTTCCTGACAACGGCAAGCGCACGCACACAGCATTGTCTGTAGGTGACACGGTAGAGGTTGACGGCAACCTCTACTTGTGTGACCACATCGGATGGGAACTCTTGTCAACCAATACACAACTAATCAACCAATAGGAGAAACCAATGAAAGAATCAACCACCGAAAACACAATCCTTGCTGTACTGCTACTCACACTTGGCGTTTTACTAGCGACTCTTTTTGTCGTTGTAAAAAACTCGTATGAGTTCCACCAAAAATGTGACGGCGTTGTCGTCAACCAGTCATACCAAGGCAAGCATTACTGCATCCCTACCGACATCTTGAAAGGAAAATAAATGTCAGCAAGCACCATCACACCCAAGCAACAATCATTCATACGCTCATTACTCACGGAGCGTCAGTCAGTACTCGGCATTGATGACATTGACGCATACATCCGTGACAAGGGCATTGACCGACTCACTGGTCAGTCAGCAAGCGCTGTCATTGAGAAGTTGCTCGCCATACCGAAGCCTGACAACCCTGAGCATGCGCACCTTCCCAAAGGTCGCACTATTGTCAACCGATACAGCAAGCCCTGTGCGCTCTGTAAAGGTTCCGTAGAGTCTCAGACAGGCTGGTGCGTACAACTCGCTTCAGGCTGGCAGACATACCACGCCTTTGGTGCGTGTGGTGCACCTGCACCTGAGTCTGTACCTGCACCAGCAGTGCATGAGAATCTCATTGAGGTTGAGGCGAAGCGTGCGTACCGTTGTGAAGACGGCACCATCGCTATCGCCTACACCACACAGAATGGCTATCTCGCTATGCGCCGTCTTGTCATTGAAGACGGTGTCGGTGGGCTGGAATACTGGAAAGGTGGCGTCAACATCGTGCGTGCGACTGGCACTCTTCTCACTCAAGAAGAGGCGTCATCACTCGGCAAGACCTATGGCTTCTGTGTGTGCTGTGGTCGTGACCTCAGCGAAGACACATCACTTGCTGTTGGGTACGGGGCAACCTGTGCTGGCAACAACGGCTGGTGGTACCCAACAACCAAAGAGGCACGAGAGATTCTGAATCGCTCTGTGCCAGCGTGACAACGGGGTGTCACGGGTTCGCCCGTGGCGCCCTCACTATCCATTCACAAGTTGTGAGTGGTTGGTGAGGGCGATACCCTCGCCCGTTGAGCACCAACTACAACAAGGAGACACAATGTCTAATTTTCGTTCATCCCTTGACGACTTGCTTGCCGAGTCCGTCAAGGTTCAACTACCTCAAGATGTCTGCCCCGAACTGACATCACTGTCCAGCGCACACGACTACGACCTTAATTTTGATCTTGCGTTGCCACTGTTGCCATACCAGCGTGCTGGCGTGGCGTATGCACTCAAGCAACGCCGTGTACTGCTCGGTGATGAGATGGGTCTCGGTAAGACACCACAACTCATCGCAGTCGCTGTCAAGGCTGTTGAGGAGGGTCACCGTGTCCTCATCAGCGTGCCACCATCACTACGCCTCAACTGGGAGCGTGAGATTGCCAAGTTCACCAACAGTGTGGTCACTGTTGAGGTGCTTGAGTCAACGAAGCCCTACGCACTGTCAGGTGCTCAGGTCACCGTCATTGGTGACGCTGGGCTTGTCGGCTGGGCTAAGGCACTCACCAAAGAGTCCTTCGGAGCGTTGCTTGTGGATGAGGCACATCGCTTCAAGAACCCCAAGAGCAAGCGCACACAGGCGCTCTATGGCATCGCACAGGGCATTCCAAAGGATGGGTATGTCGTGCTTGCTTCAGGTACACCAGCAGTCAACCGTCCAGTGGAGTTAGTAGCACTGCTTGACATCATCGGCACGCTGAAGCCTGTCTTCGGCTCGGCTGGTTCGTTCAAGTGGAACTACTGCGACCCAGTCAAGAATGACTTTGGGTGGACATTCAATGGCTCTACCAACAGTGCAGAGTTACACGCCAAGTTGCGTGGCACTTGCTACATCCGTAGGCGCAAGCAAGATGTGCTCAAGGAGTTGCCAGCGAAGCGCCGTGCATCTGTTGCCATTGAGTTGAGCGATGTTGAGTTGCGTGAGTACCTACGCATTGAGGGCGACTTCCTCGCTTGGGTATGGGACAAGGGTGGTCGTGAGGCTGTCCTCAAGGCATCTCGTGCTGAGACCATCACCAAGTTGACAGCAATGCGTCAGGCAATCGCTAAGGCAAAGGTTAAGCACGCCATTGATTACATTGAGTCCATCATTGAAACAGATGAACCTGTCGTGGTGTTTGGTCACCATCGCTCAGTGCTCAATGCAATCATTGATGAGTGTCAGGCACGCTCTACCAAAGACCCACGATGGAATGTCGTGTCGGTGCTTGGTGGAATGAAAGATGCAGACAAGCAGTCAGCAGTTGACGACTTCCAATCAGGTCGTGCGTCAGTGTTCGTAGGCAACTACGAGTCTGCTGGTGTCGGTCTTACGCTCACTCGTGCGAACCAGTGGGTGTCCGTGGAGAATCCGTGGACACCTGCATCGCTCACACAGGCAGAAGATAGATGCCACCGTATATCGCAGGAATCATCCGTGACTTGTCATCACCTCATTGGTGCACGCAAGAACGGCTCAGACACTATTGATGAGCGACTTTTCGCCCTACTCAATGCGAAGCAAGAAGTGCTCAGTGCAGTGCTTGACGGCTTCGCTGAAGACTTGAACGCTGACACAGACTCTCTTGTATCAGCGCTCTTGTCCGACTGGGTCGGCTAACAATCTGAGGTGGTGCTCAGGGTGGCGTCACGGGGTGAACCCTCGTGGCGTGCCTTGGGTACTGGGGTACGGTTTCCCCCTTTCCCGTATCCCAGTGCTCAAGGGACGCATGTCCACAAGCACCAACAACCAACCACTAGGAGAACACCACATGAAAACACAACTACTAATCACTGTTGAGCACCCCGATGAAGTGCCAGCAAACCAATTCATTGACATCGCTATCAAGAGCGTTCTCAATGACATCAATGCAGACCTTGGTAAAGGCTGGGCAGTCCGTCACGAAGACATTCAGCCCCAGTCATACTCATACGAGCAACTAAAAGAGTTCGCACTGAAGTGCTCACTGGAACACCACCTGTGCAATGTTGATGACCTCATCACAGACGGTCTTACACCTGCTGACATCCTTGCTCTTGTAGAGAAAGGATCTGCTGATGTCGTCATCATTGAAGAATACGAGTATTCCCCACGAGAAGATGTCGTGGAATCCATAGAAGGTATACGAGGTGTAAACCTCTTCCAGTTCTATGAGTTACTGACCGACATCAACGGTCACGAATGGTTCAACAACTTTAAGGAAGGTAAATAACATGACCAAGCAACAACAACAACACTATTTCGCCAGCGATGGTAACTACGGAGATGCCGATGGCATTGGTGTCTTTGACACCACCAACTGGACGGACAGAGAATGGGAGTTGATTAATGACGCTACGGACGGACGCCGTCTACGCATCGCACGAAACATCAACACTCGTCACGCTGATTCCAATGGCTACATCGTTGCTGGTGCCATCGGTGCTGTCGTGTCCATCCATTGGACAGACGACAGTGATGATGACAGCACACAGAATGTCTATGTGTCATTTTCCGATGAGGTCTTTGACCATCGCAACGAGCCAATGGAAAAAGACATCTTCGGTGTACCCGATGTGGACATCTTCTACTACCTCAATGCAGAGGAACAAGAAGCCCTCGGCAGAGCAATCAGCAGTGGTGACACCCGTGTCCAGTTCAATGAGGAATGGTTCATTGACCTTGACTGGGGCATTGAGTACGCCACGCCAGAACGCTGGTAACGACCTTGGGACATCATCGGCACCCTTGGGTGTCGGTGGTGTCCTCAGAGCGCTTAGGAGCCGTCCTGAGCGTTCTGAGGGCACTTGCCCAGCAATCACCATCACAACAAAAGGAACATCAAATGACACAACTAACAACCGACCAATGGGAAGAAATCTACAAGCCCATCACCAACCACCTAGTCCCTGACGCTTCATGGAACGGTCTCATGTTTGAGACCTATGACGATGAGTATGCCTTCGTGTGTAATCAGCATGACAACCGTGTGTGGACATGGGTAGACGGTGAAGATGGCACTTACATAATCACAGGGATAGCGCATGTAAATCGCATCGGTTACTTCGTGACCACCGAGCCTTGGGATAGCAACATAGAGATCAAAGTAGATTCTTATATTCCCGTTGAGATTGACGCAATTTTAGAATTGAAAAAGACATTCCCAAAACTACAAGTGGGCACTGACGAAGACGGACTGCTGGTCATCTTTACTAATGAGGTAGCAGACGAGAACGAATTATTTGAGCACTTCCTAGAAACCATGTCATGCACAATGGTCAATGGCGTGCCAACTGAATAAGTAAACAATCAATAACAAATAACCCAAGGAGAAATAGACATGACAACAGAAACAAAAGAACTAACTGTGCTTGAACGAGTGCAGAACGGAGTAACACAAAAGCATTCATTTGATGGACGCTCTCGTGAAGGCAAGACGGTGCGAAGACTGCACAACATCGCTGGCTACACAGCGACTGATGTGTTCTACCAAGTCACCCCCAGTGATTCATACGCACGGACAACTTGGTACACCCAGTTATCACTCACTGGTACTCAACCCCAAACATTGGTTGATGAGTATGTGCACCTGTCAGGTGAGGTTGTGTACCTATCTAGCGAAGTAATCGTTGAGGTTGTTAGTGACAAGGCGCTGTACTTTGCAGGTCACAAAGTTGAACTGGTTGATGGTGAGATTGTGAGGACGCCCTACGAAGTGGTCGCACCGTCTTGGCACTTCTCATTAGAGAATGCCGACCGAGAGAAGTACCGTTGGGTTAACAACCAGTGGGACAATGGTCAACAGTTAGAACAAATTAAACGATTGATTGTGAGCCGAAAGGAAGACATTGAACGAGAGAAGGAACTCAACAAACTAAAAGTAGAGGCACTCACTGCGTTCAATCTCACAAAGAATTATTTTGAACAACTAGCAGAAGAAACCATTGAAAAACTAGCGCATGAACTTGATTCACCTGCATCAACAGAAGATCATTTTGATAATGCAATCAAGGCTGGTGTTGCATGGTGCGCTGTGTACATGAGAAATTACCTGCATAAAACAACTGTGGACATCCATGACCCTCGTGGGTTTCGTATGCATGTAGATAAGGATGTACGGGTGTACACAGCAGTTGAGGCATACGCCTTTACAGTTCAAGCAGTGTTACAAGATTGGGAACAACGCATTCCCAAAGAAATCAAATTAAAAGTGCTGGAACAATTCAGCAAGAAAGTATGGAGATAACCATGTCAGATATAACAACAGATACAACTAGCGAATGTGCAGAATGCCAAAGCACATTTGACAACCAAAATGAAGGACAGTTCTCTGAGATAAAGGGAGACTGGTTCTGCGATGAGTGCTATTCCAGCGACCTTGACCACTCGTCTACCGTGTGGTTTATTCAGCACGGTGAGAAACAGAAACACCAAGTCGGGGATGCGTTTGCCATTAATGAGTACGGAGACACACCAGACATCAAGTTTGAGCGTAAGTATGTTTCAACTGACGGATGGCGTGGTCACTACGAGACCACCATTGACGGGTTCACATCTGTCATTGGAGGCTGGACTACAGGCTCTTGGGGTGACCCCATTGCAAACCGTAAGGCAGTGTTCAACGATTGGTTGGAGGAACTTATTGAGAACACACCATGGTTGGAGTTCCCAATTTGTTTGGTCTTTGACCCGACATCAAACCTGTTCTCTACCTCAGTGAGCATTGAGGTAAAGCCAGAGAATCTGGAAACTTTCAAGAACTGGCTTGGTCTAGAACTTGATGAACTACAAAAAGCATTGTCATAAAGGAGACACAACATGCCCAAATACGCAATATATGTAAGTGAAACTGTTAACCACATGTATGTGGTTGAAGCAAACTCAGCCGAAGAAGCCGAGGCAGTTTATTACTCTTACGATGATGACCAACTGAAGTCAGAAGACTCAGACGGCTCTGTGGGCTGGGACAGCCCATGGGAAGTTGCATTATTAGAGGAGGAATACTAATGACTGAGCAAATTGAAGACACTCACTATCCACCAACTACTGAGTACATCAAAGAGTATGGTCAGTGTTTTGTATTTGTAACTATGCCCGATGGAGATCGTCATTACTACGGCGTATTTTCCAGTGGGTTAGAAGCACTTGCGTGGATGGACAAACAGTACAAAGAGTCACAATTCCGTGGTTCCTTTGCCTGTGTCCGTCTTCGTACACCTGACCGAGTGCGTACCCATGAGGATTGGTACGCACCTGAGCGTCTTCTCACCGAAGAAGAGTTCAGCGCCGAGTACCCAACACCAATCAACCAACAGAAAGAGAAACCAATGACCAACACAATCATCAGTGACTACGAAGTCACTACTGCGTACATCAAGCAGAACATTGATGCCATCACCGAGTTCGCTCGGTCATTTATTAGCAACGAGCCATCTAAGGACGAAGACATCTTCCATTCATTCAATAACCGTGTTGACTTGAACTTTGTTCTGGACGAAGACACGCAGAACTGGAACTGCTACGCCTACCCAGTAGTCAATGGCACCCCTAGTTACGACCAAGAGTATGAGGTTCACATTCCCGTGGATGTGTACACCTACAAAGTCGTGCGCAACTACCATCCAAACACTGGACGCAGTTCAAAAGTGATCTTGGAAGGTCTTACTTTGCAAGAGGCTAAGGCGCACTGTAGGCGTGAGGACACTCGTAAAGAGGGCGAATGGTTTGACGGATACGAGAAGGAAGCAAAATAATCATGGCTACATTCAACTTTGAAGTCCAGTGGGTCGCTGACATATCTGTGGAAGCGATAGACGAAGACGAAGCATTTGAACTCATCTACGCAGGAACCATCATTGACCACTTCGGTAAAGGTAAAGGGGAACTAACCGTAGAACTGTCCACAACACCATTAGAACGGTCTGAGTGGGGTTTGTTTGACACAGACCCCGAAGACCCCGACATCACACACCTTGGCATCAACGATGCTGAATACCTCTAAGGAGAAACCAATGCTCAACCAACTACCACTCTGGTGTCGTGAATGCGACAACTCATACGAATCATTTGATGACAAAGGTGTGTGCTCATGTGGCACACCCAATGTCTTGGAAAGGCACAGCATCGTTGTGACCATTCCAGTAGATGCATTCTCATTGACTGAGGCTCAAGAATCTGTACTGGCTCTCATCAGTCAGTTAATTGACGCCAAAGTAATTTCACCCGAAACAACACTGTTCTAAGGAGGACAACAACATGGGTTACACAAGTACATACGACCAACTATTAGCAACAAATGACTTGGAGAAGTCGTTAGAGGTTCACTTCTCTTACAACTGCTATCCACCAGTGCCCTTGAACATGGTTCCCTTGGCTCTTGACGCCATCCACGCCGTGGTCAATGGTGAAGACAGCCTTGTCCTTGAATTACCAGCAGGTGTTACATGGCGTAAGGAGAACACTGTACGAGCATTCAATGCAGTTGAATCATGGCACCTTGAAGCATTTGTTGACTTCATACACGAAAGCAGGAACCAATGCCAATGAAAAACATCCGTATCAGCAACTACACACGATTCCGAAAGAGAGTCTTTGTCCCGTCAATGTTCGTCTACTTTGCATTCTGTGCGTATGTCGGCGTCTTTGCAAATATCTTCTACTATGGAAAGCCCGTTACAGGAATTATTTTTATTCTGTTGGTGTTTGGTGCAGTAGGCATATACGAATGGGACGCTAAACAAGGAAAGAAGGACAATAAATGACCGAGAACAACGATCCAGTTTCTGCGTCTTTACCCGACAAGCCAGAGTTGTTACTTACATTCTCTGTAGAAATTACGGATGAATGGCAAGTAGAGGACGCTGGTGTTGGGTTCTCTGCAATCGTCTACGGAGACAATGGTGCGTCCTTCGCTGTGGAGAACGATGGTAACGGTGGCTGTAATCGCTACCTAACCTTTGACACCCACGGTGAAGACCTCTTAGAAGCCTTCACAGAGGCTTCTAAGGGGGCGTACACCCGTCAGGTGCTTGAACCCCTAGACCTTGCGTTACTGTGGATTGAGTTGAGGGAACTCATTCCACCTGTAATGGAAACACTACAAAATCAAAACCCTTAATCAAGTTGTGAGTTGTACTCTACACCTGTAGTTTTACTGGTGTGGGACAACGCACTACACCCCACAAACAAAACAACCAAAGGAGACATTACATGTCAAAAGAAACCAACCTCGTACTCAACCGAGACCAACTCATCGGATACACCGACCCCACCTATGGTCGGGGCAATGCATGGCACGACAACCCATCGTTGCGTGAGTCTCTCGGTCTTGAGAACAACCACTACCCACACGCCATCCCAGTAGACGATGTCCTTCGCCGTCTGTTCTTCTGGAACGCTGTTGAAGCAGGAAGCGCTATCAAGTTCCCGAACGGTGACGGAACATCTCGTTACATTGATGACCCATCACGCAAGTCCATCGTGCGTAGCGATGACCCAAGTGTTGTGTTCTCAGTGTTCAAGTCTGGATACCAAGTACACCAGTACCAAGAATGGTTGCTCAAGAATGTTGCCAACATCATTGACGACAGCGATCTTGCCATCGGTACTGCTGGTCTCTTGCGTCAAGGTGGTAAGGCTTATGTGACCATTGAGTTGCCTGAAACTGTCAAGACACCGTCAGGGTTTGACATCCGACCACACTTGCTTGCTTGCACCTCGCATGACGGCACGCTGTCAACCACCTACCAGTTGGTCTCAACCATCGTGGTGTGTGACAACACGCTTGCTGGTGCTCTCGGTGAGCAGACACCACAGCACAAGGTGCGTCACAGCAAGCATTCCATTGACAAGATTCAGAGCGTCCGTGATGCACTGACTCTGGTGCATGAGTACACCGATGAATTAACTCTTGAACTTGAGCGCTTGTCAACACAGGTTGTCACCGACACTCAGTTCAAGTTAATCGTTGACCGTCTTGTACCACCATCGTTGGAAGTGAATGTGCGTCCACAGGTTCAGGCTCGTATTAACAACAAGCAGGAACTCATCAACCACATCTACAAGAATGACCCTCGTGTCTCGCCATGGAAGGGCACATCTCTTGGTGTACTGCAAGCATGGAACACCTACAACCACTGGTTCGCTGGTACGGATACAAACCGTTCAGAGCGCAACAAGTTGAATGGTGTCCTCGGAAAGACACAAGACAATGATCGTCAAGTGCTTGAGGCAATCAAGCAGTTGGTACCAGCCTGATGGAACAGGTGGAGGTAACGGGGGGCGTAAAGCCCCTCGTTTCCCGTGGACAACGACTAACTGACTACGACACTACGAACTTTATTGAACTACCACATCTCAAGTATGACGATGGTGGTCAATGGAGGGACAAAGCGTTTTGCAAAGGTCAACCACACTTGCTTTCATTGTTCTTTACCGAAAATGCCAATCGCAGTAACACACGAGCGATGATGATTGCAGAGGTACAGAAACTATGTAGTAAGTGTGATGTTCGTAAAGAGTGCTACAACTTCGCAAGAAAAAACGACCTCAGATATGGCGTCTGGGGTGGTGTTGACTTCTTTGTGTCTAGTGACTCTCCACGACTATCACCATTACCCGACAGCATTGATTAACCCACTACAAGAAGTAGCCCCCTGCCTAATCGGTGGGGGGCTTTTCTTCTGTCACTGGAGTCATTACACGCACCTTGTTGGCGTGTCGTGGGCACTTGTGTGTTGGTGGTGCCACTAACTTTACGCCGACCTCTACAAACTGACGACAGTCAGGACATGTGTATCGCTCAAACTTCATTACCTAGAACCTTCCAAGGACGCCATTGCGTCAAGAACTCTACAATCTCTATACGATTCCACAAAGGGGTTGACGCAAGAGTCACGAATGGTTCTGGAAACTCTGCCATCTTCCTCAGTGAGTGGATGCGTTGCTTACTCACACCGAGAACTGTGGCAACCTCTGAGGTGCCCAGTATGTCTGATATAAGTATGCTCTCTGTGCTCACTTATTAGAGTGTACTTTCTTTTTGCTGTGGTTTTTCTTCCACACTTCAGGGTGTAAGTATCGGTTGTTCGCTATACAACCCCACCCAAAATATCCAACTTTATGTTGGAACCACGGACGGTTATTGATCCTGTCATCAAGTGTCCGAAACTTATTCTTTGTTTGAAACCCAAAGACACTGATTCTGTTCGCAACAATAATTTGCTCGTGCTTAGTTGCCTTGTCAGGTGTTGGTGCAAACTGACGACCACCCCAGTTATTCCATGTACCAACATAGATACCTAGACCACCAGCCCACTTACCTTTGTCCGTCCATCCACGCCTGCCTGCATCTGTCTCGCACACAGCAACTGCCTCCCAGTATGCAATAGGCATTGTCTTCTTCTTACGCATTTGAGTCTGTAACTCTTCTGGTAACACCTCTAGGCTCATTGCTTTGACCTTGTTTGCTAGGTCAGTAGGTACTGTCGTTGTCGTTGTCGTTACGGCTATCACCTCTTGTTCTACGGGTTCAGCATCCAGAGAAACTGGAATAGTGGGTAGAGAAAGTGTGGCGATTAAACCTAAACGAACAAACAGCAATGAAGACTCCTATGTCGGTGGATATAACAAGAGACCCACACCAAGAGAGCAGGGGGGTGCTCAGGGGTAAAGCCTTGGTATGGGTCTCTGTATCAAGTCTATAGGGGTTTAGTAGAGAAGCCCATACCTAACTGTTGATATATCTTCCACTGGCTCATTCATGTACGGAATACACGACATGTTCAGTTTTACATTCTCCATTTGTTCATTGTGGTCGTTAGTGCATAATTCACAGCCACAGCCTTGGCGATAGCGCACCCACGATCCATGAGCCTTCAGCAACGACTGTTTGTTGTCTTTGACTCCCTGCCTATCTTTGGGCGTTAGACCACCCCACATGCCCCAGCGTTCGTTCTGACCGTCTTCTAGACACAGTTTCCACACAGGGCAGTGCTTACAGACCTCTCGTGCTACGGCGTAATAGTGCTCTGGTGCCTCTGCCTCAACAGGTGGAAACCAAAACACATTGTTCCTCTTAAGGCATAGAGCCTCTCTACGCCATTCTGTATCCATTAAATCTCCAAATAGAAAGTGAGGTTGTGTAATGACACACTCCCCAGATAAGGTTGCTCCTATGGCAACTAACCCAACGACTGACCGTATTACGGAAGTCAACCCGTCCCTGTCCACCATCGTTTCTGAGCGCATCCGTATGAAGGATGAACTTGAGCAACTTACCGAGAGACTTAAATCTCTTGACTCCATCATCATTGCTGAGTTTCAGTCTGCTGGTCTCACAAAGGTTGAGACCGAGATCGGCAAACTCAATCTTGTGCAGTCCAACACCGTTGCGTGGAATGAGGAAGTCCTTAAAGGACTCCTGAAGCCTGCTCAATGGAAACGCATTGTTGTTGAGAAGGTTGACAAAACACGACTTGAAGCAGAACTACTCGTTGGACGCATCAGCGAAGACGAAGTGGATGTCGCTAAGTCAATCAAGCAATCAAAGCCGTTCCTGCGCTGATTCAGCCCCACCACAGTCACAGAGGTACCCGTTGTCGCAGTAGAAGCAGGCGATGGGTACCTCTTGGCGATTAACGCAATCCCAGCCAAGACCTGTGTATCCCCCAAGGTCAGCCCAATGGTCTCTTTTTTCAGGAGACCACGAGATTCGTGCAATCTTTAACAAGTCCATCATGACTGCTATGTCATGTGGCATCAATACCAAATGACCTCGTGCCTCCATAGTGCGAGACAAGTATGTTTGCCACAGTGATGCTGTGGTCTTAAAGTCGTCCACAGGATCGCCGTAAGCATCGTTACGGTCACCATTAATAAGTTGAATTGCTTCTTCTAAAATAGAAGTTCTGTAGTTATCTGACACCGTTGCCTATTTCCATGAGTGTGTTGTTGTGTTCCATTTGCCAATACTCGTTGTGAGTCTTAATGATGTTCGCAAACTCAGGAAGTGTATTTACACGCCGACCTGCGTATTGAGCGTTCCATGGCTGTGTGTATAGGTATCCGTGGACACCAGCGTCCCGATACTCGTTGTATTGGAAGACATGGTCATCAATGGAAGCGCACTCATCTACTGCCAGTGCATTGATGATGTCTGCTTTCTGACCACTGAAATGAAGTGTGTCAGGAGTGAGCCTGTAGCGCTCCAGCCACTTAATGGTCTGGGCATAGGCTGTAGGAGAACGGTGTGTGATGATGTGGATACGAAGTCCCTGTTCACGCAATGCCTGCCAACCAACCATTGTCTTTGGCAGTGGGGCAGAATCATTAAACAAGTCACGCTCGTAAGTCAAAATATCTAGGGTGTCATAAAACTTTTTGGCAGACAAGTTCCACTGCTCGTAAAACTCCCAATTAGTTGGTCTGGGAAACTCTGTTTGGAAATACTCAGAAAAATGTTTCTGAACAGTTGTAGCGAAGTCAAAGAGAACTCCATCAATGTCTACAGCAACATCGGTAATCATTTGGCACCCTCGTGTTTGTTTAGAATGTTTGCTATATCACAGGCTTCTGGATAACTGCGACAAGTAGCAATCCTGTCGTAAGAGGTTGACCCTATACGGTAAGAACGGGCAATAATCCATTCAGCATTACCCATATCAACAACGATGTAATCAACATAATCGTTTTCCATATGCGCTCCTTCTTGTTAGGCGCTCATTGTACGCCCTAAGTAGTACCTATGTCAACGAGTGTCGTCAGATAAATCAATAATGTCTGCGTACATGGCGTCAGCACCAGATTGGTCTAGACCACCATTGGGAAGCATTCGTGCTTGGTCTCCAGCCTTGGCTCCAAACAGACGAGACAGCACGCCACTAGAGCCTCGTGCCTCAACTTCAAAGCGCACAAGATCTCTGTTGTCATTGATGCTCTTAAAGCGCTCAACTAGATTAAACAGACGGTCAATCTCACCAGAAAGAGTGGAGTCAAGACCCTGTCCTTCTAGTTCTTCTGCGAAGCGAGCAAACATCACACGACCTACTTGCATCTCTACAAGAGCACGCAGTGCAGACTGAAGTTGATCCTTTGTGCGAATCTCAATAGGCAAAGAAAACGCACACTCACTATTTTCTTGAAACTGGGGACAACGGCTTGCCAAGTAACAATGATTGCATTGGCGTAATGGGTTAGCGTTATAGCGAAGAACTGGTACCTGTTCAGGGTCAATTTCTATTGCATTTCCGTGCTCATCTGCTGTTTGAGTACCCATTGAAGTGATGGTGTCAATACCCATAATCGGGAGCAATGTTTTTTCGTTTGCGTGCCGTCTGTTGGGGGGGTTAGTAACAATGTTGGTACCCCTTGGTGCCACACTTGGGGTACTATCGCTATCACCCGAAATCATAATGATTTGGCTTTCTGAAGAGTCATCAAACTCTGTCTCGTCATCGTCATTCATAAGGTCATAGCCCCCAAAGTTTTTAGTTTCCCATGCTTTCCATGACTGGATAGCAAGGTGTGCGACTGCACCAACTTCATCGTTGATGACGCCATCGTAGTCCACACCTAAGCGCTGTATGTCTGCTCTGTGTCTCTTACGGGCAGTTTCTTTTTGTTGTGCTGGGTATCTGTGTAAGGCGTGACCATCCCACACCTGTGTCTCTCCATAGCGCACGGCACTAGACCATGAACCCACTACTACAGCCTCCCAGCCGACACGCTCAATGATGTCTGGCTTGGATGTAAGCCCAATGAGGTTGGTTCCCCAACGCAAGGCAATCTGACCGATACGAGCCACATTGCGACCTGTAATTGCCTTGTCACTAATCGCTACACGACCATACTTCTGACATAGCCATGTCAGTCTCTCTAGGTCAGAGCCGTCATTCCAGATGGGCACATACTTGTCACCCATCCATGCCCCATCGTAGTCTGGGCGTCCAATCACATAAGTCAAACTATCAATGTGTTCACGAACAAATGAGTCGTACCGAGATAGGTCTTCGTCATTCTCTGATGTGTAGAGGATGATATCATGCCCCTGAAACACCGTTGCGAGATCAAGAACTTTGCGCTTAGGAACAGCGTAGTGGGTTAGGTTAATAGCAAACTTATCCACCCCTGCACTCAGAAGCAGTGAACGGTAAGAACCCTTTTCGGCTCCACCAAAAAATACTTTCAAATCTTGTCCTGTTTCTTAATGTGTGGACGAATAATATCCAAAGAATCGTCAAGATGAGTTAACACAGCATCACCTTCATTAACAGGTATGTCCCTGTCTTGGATCGCTTTGCGCAATAAAGACTGCGTAATAACTAACGCTATACGAACCTGATTAATGAAAGGACGGCTTGCCACGAGGTACTCATTTCTCTGAAGAATTATCCCTCATATTGTAGGGCTTTCTCCAGATGGATGGAGAGTGTGACTCTTCAATCTCTAGACGGTGCTCGTCATCTTCATACAAGCGAATAATATGCATACAAGGAGGCTCGCCGTTGGCTTCTTCTTCTATCCACTCTTCTTCTGACATGGGCAACCCATCGTGGACATAACATACAGGAGGTCCACACCATCCTTTTTCTAGCCCAATTTCCATCCAAGTGTCAAAATCAATTTCTTTCATAAAATCAATCATGCCAAACTCTTTCTGCTTTTGCAAGTGCTTGGGCATTAATTTCTTTAGAAAGTTCGTCCCATCCTTTGATGACTCTTCCGTCAGTCCACTCTGGTCGGGCAATTCTAGGGGAAGAGACAAGGAGGGATGCAACTCCTTCATGAAGGGTTTTAGCAATGGTGGATGGATCGTTGTCAACGAACCATTCAACTCGTCCATATCCTGCTTGGATACTACGAATACGCTCCAGTTTGGCATCGGCAGATGTTTCATAAGTTAAATCAATTGATCCTGCTCTGTAGCCTTCACGCTTTAGCCACTCCATAAGTATAGGTGTTTTGTTGTTCTCTATTCCTGTGGCAAGTACACATATGCGTCCTTCGTATGCAGAAAATAACATGTTCCATATTTTTTTACCTTCTATAAGTGGTTGTCGTGCTCCAAGTTCTTCGCCTTCTTGTGCAAGAACATCAAAGGTAATGACAACCATTACTTATACATACCCATTTGGATGCGTTCTTGTTCTGCAACCCATGAACCAACGGGGCAGTACATGCAGAGATATTGGCGCTTATTTGGTGGGACACCAATCTTGCGACCAATAGTTTTTTCCTCTGTGCACCAATCACCACAACCACCTTTAGGTCGGTCATGTTTGTTGAAGCATTTAAGAGCGTCTACTTTAAGTTCATCACGGAAGTCACGGATGTACACATCCATTTCTTTAAGTTCATTCTTAAGGACTGTTTCCATATCCAATTTAGATGCTGTTTCAGGATCAGTACGGAAAATAGATGCACGACAATTATCAGGGTCAGGTACTTGAGCGTTGTGACGATTACACAGTTCAATTAACTCTTGGTCGTACTCAGGAGGTCCGTCATAGGGACGCAGTTTCCACATCACACCGTGTGTTTTACACACGAGGATTCGGTCAAAGTCGGTTTCAGCCATTTGGTACTCCTTAGATAGTTACTAGGGAGCCTAGCACATATTTTTAATCAGAATTGACGGCTGTACTCGTCACCGTTAGGATTTCCCTTTGTCTTGTAACTAGACGAAGATGTAACCCACGCATGACGCCGTGCTTCCTGTTGAGAGTTTGTGCCTGCAAAATGTCCAACTAGTTTGTCATCCGAAAAAACTTGAGAAACACCAATATCGTCAAAATGTCGTATCGTAATATTTTGGTGTGGGTGTCCAACTCGCTCCAACGACCACGGATTTTTTGCCGTTGTGGGGTTTTCTTTTGGTGTTTTATTTGCACCAAACATAGTTACAGACCAGCGTCAGCGAGTGGGTGACGGTCAGTAAAAGAGTAAACCTCACCAGTTGGGAACAATGACTTAGTGACAGCCATACGAGCAGTAGCAGAAGTTGGGTCAACCTCACCACCACGGTCTGGGGTAAGCGACTTAAACTTACCATCGGTTGTACCAAGACGAAGGTCTCGGTTCATTGAGCGTGAATCATTAACAGCCATATATACAGTTTACCTTATTTAGTCTTCCCAGACTTCACGATGTCTGCGCTGTGCAAAGGTCTCAACAGGAGAACCATAACTGCTTTTTTCTTTGGGTTGTTGTGTCCAAACTTCTCGGCGCTGGCGCTGTACATCTGTCCACATTGGAGAAACATCAGATACTGGTTGTGGTGCACCCCATAGAGCACGGCGAATATCAGGATTGCTGGCACGGTCATGTGTGCGAGACCGTGGGGCAGTAGTGATAGGTTCAGAACCTGTGCTACCAGCACGGCGAATTGGTTTATCTAGTCCCACATGCTTCTCCGAGTATCTGGAGAGTGTGCAGGGTCACGGCTAAATGTACGGCTTGTTGGTGGTCGTGTGACAGGTTCATCGGGGTCAGTACCACGACTACTTGCTCGTGCTTGTGAACGACCCCACGCCTTGGTTCGTCCTGTGGGAGCCATCAAGTCACCTTGCTTGGGTTCCCAACGGCTTTTCCAAGTGTCTACATACTGTGGTGCATCACCGTAGTTACGGTTTGTGCCAGCAGTAATGTTTGGCATAGCAAACGGTTTAAATGCAGGTGCTGTTGGCTCTTTCCACACACCAAGTTTTGGTCCGAGAGTTTCTGGTATGCCAATACCTTGTTGGTACCTTGCCATTATGTCCACAATCCTTGCATTGAGTAACGACTTGTTGCTTCTGAGTTTGCTTCCATGAATCCATCACGAAACATCACAGGAGCGCCAGACATCCACGAACGGTATGTCGGGAAGTTACGATCTAGTGTTAAACAATCGGACACACTCATTGGTTGCTTTTTAATACCACGAGTTTGTGGAAACAATCCTTGTGGAACTACAGGACGAATCTTGCGTATATCTTCAGGCGTGGAAATAGCAGACTTGAGTGCTTGGTCAACAAGCATCTCTTGGCGTGACTGCCACGGCTTATTCGGATATTGAGGAATGGTTAACCCCTATTCCTGTATGCTTCTTTAATATCGTTTCCGTACAACTCTTTATCGTCAGAATCCATTTTTCCTGAATCACGGCGTTGGCGATATGCCTGAAGAGCGTTAGATGCGTCACCTTCAGAAAAAGGTTGGGTGTAGGAATTATTGCCCGTAAAAGGTTTTCTAATAAGGCTAGGCATGGAGTGACTCATGACAAACTCGTCTTCAACGGTGTCGCTGTCTTCGTAGTCTTCCTTCATTCCTTCTAAAGAATCATTTAAATGATTTGCAAGGGCTTCCGAAAGCCGAGGAAGGTCAGAGCGACCAAGTCGTGCAAATGCTCCACGGTCTACACCACGATTAGGGTGCTTACTAGTATCTTGTCCACGAGGCATTATTTGTAACCTTTTGAACGACAGTCAGCGCAAATACCATGATCTGTGGAGGTTGGTTCGTTACACGAATTACACCCATGCGTTGTAGGGCGAGGACCATCATTATCACTCATCTGTGGAAACCCTTTAGAAAGTTCACGAGCAAGTTGGGCATATGCGCCACGACTTACACCACGACCTGAGTGAAAGCGAGTATCTTCTCCACGAGCCATTATCTACCTCCGTAGCCTTTTGCACCTTGAGAGGAATCACGAGCGCCGATAATGGAATAACGGATAGCAAGAGATCTGGCGTCCTGCTCGTTTGCTCCAGTCCTACGGGATTGACGGTATAACCTACGAGCCATTCCTGCGCCTTCTTCTCCAAAAATGGTAGTTGGACCTGTTGGATGGGTGTAACCATCTTGTTGGTTTTGAGCAAGCGTGCCCCTAGTCATAGCCCGATATTCACGACCTACTAAGCGACCTGAGTGGAAACGGGTATCTTGTCCATTAGGCATTAGTTGTTCCCCCGTGGGTACTCGTCAAGGTTTGGTGGTTGTTCTTTGCCACCATCGGGCATGCGCTTCATGCCCATGCGCTTCTCGTCCATGATTCTTGCTGATTCATCACTTAATGGAGTTCCCTTTGGTGGTGAAAAATAACCTTTGTGAGTTACTCTTTTACCTCTAAAACTTGGCATTAGTTTTGTCCTCTTACACGGCGCTCTTGCGCAATAGTCTGTTGATCGTTGTATTCGCTCTCGCTAGGTACCCCACCAGTTACACCACCACTAGGTACGGTACGGCGTGTACGGTCAGCAGGACCATACGCCTCATCATAGTCTGACTGTTCAGGGTCATAATTGATGCCACGAAGACCTGCATTGCGCTGTGCAAGCATTTCTTGTTGAGCAATCATGTCATTGCGCATATTGATGAATGGGTCAGCAATGTACTGTCCCCTATGGTTATGTGCCATTACTGACCTTCTTTACCCTTTTTAATCTGAACGCCATGTCCAGACCCTTGGAATGCACGAATTGCTGGATTAATCGGAATGTTGGTATCTGGCATAAGGTCAGCATCAGTTATAGTGCCTTGTTCTTCGTTATCGTCATAGTCGTCTTGCATATTGCTACGACCTTCAAGACCTGGTGAGTTAGTTGAATGCATACCTAACGCAGTACGAACGCTGTCAGCATCATAATTTTGAATGTATGCTAATTGTTCCATTTGGCGCATTGTTGCATTACGCTGATTGATGTATGGGTCTGCAATTGGGTTCATGCGGTGGTCATGTGCCATTAGATATTCACTTTACTTTCTGTGGAAGTGGTAATGCCATGCCACCAGAGGGTGACTTGGGATTGGGTTTTGGTTTGCGAGGGACAGTTGAGCCACCTAGTGGCTTAAAATCATCGTCTGGTCCGTCACCGTCATTCTCGGTGTCAAGGTAAGGACTCTTTGGAGTAGGTTTTGTAAAGGTGTACTGTTTATTTGCACCAATTTGTGTGAAGTTACCCGTTTCATCTTCTCCACTCCATGGTTGCATATACACAGGGGCTGATGATAGACGACTGTGTTGAGAACCCTGATTACCCATTGAAACTGGTGTACGCCAGTCAGCCTGTGTAGTGTCAGGGTGTTTAATAGTAGGGATCATCCCTCCACCAAAAACGCTCTGACCGTTGTGTGGTTTTCTATATTCTTCTGGTTGCCAACGGTAAGCCATACAAATATTTTACTTCATTTAGCGCCAGCGTGGAGCCAGTGATTTTAGTTGAGAACGGCGCTCAGGGCTGATTTGTGTAGCCTGATTGGGTTCATCACCCCGTGGGATACCACGAGGACCGACTTTACCATCGTTGGTGAGGCGCACAGGCTCTGCTCCTACAGGAGCGAACTTCTTACCTTGTGCTTCCATTTCTAGTGCTGTGTACAGGTTGAACTCTTCAGGCCAGAAGTAATCACTTGTATTAACTCTTTCGCCTTTGTGAACACCACGGCTGTATTGGCGTGCGTTCATACGGCTAAGAGTGCCCAGAACCTTGTCTTGACGCCTGTTGGCGTCCATTGTTCCAAGATAACCGTCTGGGTATTGAGCGTCTACTGCTGTGCGAAAACCTGAAAGTTGTGCGTCTTTACCGTTGCGAAATACTGGCTCAGGACCCATGGTGACGGCAGTACCAACTCCAGGGGCTTGCGCTGGGCTATTCCATGATGTGAATGTAGGTGTTTGCTGTGCCATTATCCCCACATACCTCCTGCTGACATAGATGGACCTAGTACGCCACCACCTCCACCAATAGTGGAAACAGGGCGTGCAGAACGAGTAATTGCTTTTTTACGCTCGTAGCGTTGGCTTGTTCGTGATTTAGAACGAGGGTTCTTTTTAGTAGCCATTTTGAGTGTAAGCGTTCGTAATGTCTTGTGCTGAGTCATCAGGATTAAACTTACTCAATGTTCCACCTTCGTAGAGTCCTTCACGGCGCTTATATGTACCCCAGTGCGCTCCAGAAGGGCTTACAAGGTGCTGTGCGCCTGAATCGTCCTGAAATACCTTAGCGCCCTGTGAAATAGCCTTAGAAGCCGTTTTAGACCATTCTGTGTCTGGCTGGTTTCTAGTAGATCCTTGACGCCGAAATACTTTCTGTCCGTTATAACTTGGCATTATTCTTCACCACCAGTAATCTCAATGTTTGATGCTGTGCCCAAATGACCATATTGCATAAATCGGGCTACGGCAGTGCTGGGGTGCATACCAGAGTTTCTAACAAACTCGTCAATATGTCTTTCAAACTTCTTGCCTTTAGTGCCAAATGCACCTGACATAATCTGCTCGGCATGCTTTGCTGTGGCATAATCTGCACCTGCAAGGCGTCCACGGATAGCCGTACCTTCACTACGAAGATTATTCCATGCACGCTCTTGGCGCTTTGCTTGGCGCTTACTCATCTCTGGTCGTTCAGGGATGCCATCAGTAAGATTAATTACTTTTTTGCCATCTCTAACTTCATAAGATTCAGTAGCCATTTTTACCACCGTGCCGTTTCGTTGTCAACATAATTATTTGGAGAGGGGGCAAAGTCAGGAGAAGAAACAGGGAACTGTGAACTACTGACACTGTGTCCGTTGCTCTCAGCGGAACGGTTTACCACTTGTCTTACAGCGTAGTTTTTTACAGAGGATTTAAGCAAATTACCAGCAAGTGCTCTAGCACCAGTTGCGGCTCCTGCGCCAGCAGTTGCTCCTGCTCCTGCGCTTCCAGCGGCTAATGCGGCTAATGGTAAAGGCATAAATCTCCTTATTTAATTACTGGTTTAAATGATATCGCAGAAATGGTTTCTCCGTTTTCCCCCACAATGTCGTCAAAACCAATAATGAATGACAGGTCAGTCCCACGAGGCGCAACAAACCCACGGGCAATTGCGGCTGCTTTTGCGGCTTGGTTTACTGCCGATGCGCCAATAGCACGCATTTTAGGCAATTGACCAGCGTTAATAGCACGAGCCAGTAGTGATCCCACGGATTGGGGGTTACTAGACCCCGATACCTTCAGGACATCGTCAATAGTTGTGTTCAATTCTTGTGACACAGTTGTACTCCTTGTTATAAGTTGTACACCTATTCTAGTTGAAACCAGCGTCTTCTAGCAGTTGAACCAAATCATCTAACCGAAGTACGGCGTAAGACTCACCTAACGCTTTTTCACCTTTACCTGCCCTTTTGACAACCAGCACAGGAACTGCGTCACCCAAACGCTTGGCTTGCTCTACTGTGTCATTAAGCCATTGGCTCAGTTGGAAGGCTTTTTGATTTTTGCACTGGACGGCTACTTTTCGCATGTCAGACTTTCGGGCAAGACCGTTGACATCTCCAGTGTCGTTTCCACCTGACAGGGCAGGTCTGTGAGCGTGTATAAAACCTTTATTGATTAAATAGTCTCTTACAAGTACCTCAAAAGAAGTTCCCTTGGCTTTAGCCTTGTTACCCATAGGTCAAGTGTTCTAACCGTGAAATCTCTGCTTCAAGAGACTTAATCGTGGTTTGCAAGCGAGTGCGCTCGTTTAGAAGGTTTTCAACTTGCGTATCTAAATCTCTCATTAGAAGGTCGCTTTCGTGACTGGTCTCTCTCATAGACTTCACTGTCCTTTCAAGACGGTCACGGTCAGTCACAACTTGTAGGTGTTGAGAGTACGGAACAGATCCTTCAGCCATTGACGGTACTCTTATTTGTCAAGTTGTTGTACAGGTCTAGTACATGAGACCATTCCCGATACCAACGCTTTGCATTGGCTTCTTCTCTCTTGGCTTCGTTACGCCAAACGCCTACTTCTTTACGAGTCACATCTAATTCAGATTGCACAGATTCAAGTTTCTTTTTTAACTCATCTCGCTCTGATAGGGCTTGTATTAACTTTTCATTTAAAGATGATGCCGAGCATTCATCTACACATTTAAACTTGACCATTATGGTTTCCTCTTCGTGTGGTATGAATCTGCAATTAACACGCCACAGAGAAAAACTGCTGTAAGCATAATTATTTGGACTATAAAGTCACCCATGGGGTACTCCTTTGGTTGGTTGGAAAACCACTTTATCGGGGTTTTTAAAATTAGTGACCATAAAAGGCTCTAATTTTTTCCTTTAACCTTTCATTTTCTTCTTGTAGTTTTCTACAGAGGTCTACCCAATATTTAAGGGTAGTGCGTGGATCTGGTGCTGGCTTCTCATCATCCCCCATTAGTCGCCTCTGTAACCTTTTGCAGTTACTCGGAGGTACTCAGACCCAAAATAGTTAATCTTCCAACCAGTTGGTGTGGTAGTTAGAAGTTGGTACTTTGCAAGCATGACCATAACTTCTTTTACACGAGACAAGTTACGGAACTTGTGAGGAAACATAGTCAGCATTTCTTCAGCCGTTACAGACTTCTTTTTCATAGTGGCGTACCGTAGAGCACAGTGAGCCGCACCACCATAGGTTATTCGTGGTGGTTTTATCATGAGATGTACCGTGCTTGTTTGTATTCTTTTGGTGCCAAACCAATACGGCGACTTAACTCACGACTCAACACTTGAGCACCACGCTCGCAACGCTCAAAGACAGACTCAACCAACTTGCGATATGCCCTACATTCACTGTATACAGTTTGTGCTTCAATCACTTCTGGGTTGATGTCACGGTGTGCTTTAGCCAAAGTGACTGTGTCACCCTTTTCTTTAGTTCCCCACTGTGTGATCAACACCATAGATTCAGTAATGCGCAACTGGTTAGCCGCACGCTCTTCGGCAATCTCTGCCTGCACATAGTCAGCCTTGGCGTAAGAAACCCACGCCATAAACTCACTGTACAAAGACATTAACTTATTGTCTGGTAACTCGTCTAGGAAATTGGGAAGTGACGGAATCTCCGACACTGGACGCTCTGGTAACCCGAACTTCTGTTGGAACTTCGCTACCACGGGGTCTACTGGACGATTCATCGGTACTATTCGTGTCACTCCAACACTCCTTCTTGAATTTACAATTTTTACAAACACGATGATCCTGAGACAACCATGTAGGTCTCTCTGGTGGTGCTTTATCTTCTAATGCACGAACCACTGTGTGGCACGAAGCAAGGATGCCATCAACTATATCGGGTTGGAACTGAATAGAAAACTCTTTGACATCTTGAGTTGCTTTCCATTCGTACAAAATCAATGCTTCATGTATACCGAGACAGTGCATGTACAACTGTGTTTGACGAACATGTGAATCAAACGGTTTCTTAATGCGATTCCACAATTCATCAATGGTTATTTCTTTTTTACCGTAAGGAGCAAACAATCCGTAATCTTCCATACGGATGGTTCCTACGCCAAGACTTTTAATCTCAAGAACTGCACGACCATTCTTGTCGCTAATGATTCCATCAGCGTGTCCCATAATCAAATGGTCTTCATCAATCACAGGAACTTCAACGGCTTCCATTACACCTGCTTCAGTCAACCAGTTCTGCCACTTCTGGTGAATAAGATGACCTTCAGCAAAGATGTTTAATCGTTGAAGAGTGAACGACTCAATAGGTTCTGGGTAGCCCTTGATTTTGTACCATGATGAACGAGGGCACCAATCCTTCTTACAGATCTCAGAAGGGTGTAGGTGGAGGCTGTCACGCTCGTCAGTGGTTCTAGCGTTGTTCTCCAACAGAAGGCGTTCTACGGGCGCTAGGAGCCTGTAGGGGCTGTTTAATAGGCGCTTCATGTCCTCTGGCTTAATCATTTTTACCAATCATTTCTACAAAGTCGTCTTCGGTTAAAACAACATACCTACGCCCAGCAAGATCAAACTGCAACACAGGGGTACGGTCTTCTGTAATGGCTCGCGCTATTAATTCACGAAGGTCAATTTCTTTTAAGGTAATTGATTTCTTATTAATAGTCAGTTTGTTTTCAAATAAAAACTCTATAGAACGAACATCATTCTTTCGCAACCAACCACTACCTGAACCAGCATTGCGACTACCTTTGTAAGTGTTGGCAGTACGCTGTTCCTGCTTCTTAGATTGCTTCATGATACTGCGCTTTTCATCAGCGCCGAATGTCATGATTCAATACCGTATTTGTTAAACACTTCATCGTGTAGTTTGGCTTGTAAGTCAAGATCCTCACGGATACCGTCTAGCACTTTTTCTTTACCTTGCCAGCGTTGTCCGTCATACGAGTAAAATGCACCTGCACGCTCAATGAGACCAGATGCAATACCAATATTCACCATGTCTTTAATAACATCAAATGAACCAAATGAAAAGTGTTCTGAATCTGTGAAGTAGAAGTCAACAACGGCACTCTGTTGAGGACGGTGTGTCTTGTTCTTAATAGTACGACCCTTGATGGTTTGACCCACAGTTTCGTCTTTCTCTTTGAGCCACTCATCACGCTTAACTTCTACACGGCAGAAGTAATGGAAGTTCTTTGCCTTGCCACCTGGTGTTGTGCGATTGTCTCCCCACATGACACCAATCTTCTCACGCCATTGGTTAATGATAAGACCTGTACACCCACGATCTTCATCAACAAGAGAGCGCTTCTGTGACTTAGAGGACTTACGGAAGAACTTTCCAGTAAGACGAGCACCAAGACCCATGGTGAACTCTTCCATCATCTTCTCTGCTTCTGCGTCTGGAATAAGAGCAGGCAATGAGTCAATAACAATCATGTCAACAGCACGGTTGTCCAATGCACGAATAGCAAGGTCATACACCTGCTCCATGATGTTGTTCTCAACAATCCAAAGACGGTCAAGGTCTACACCAATTGATTTTGCATAGTCAGGCACGAAGTCTTCAGCCGCAATCCATAAAGCGCAGAACTCAGGGTCAAGTGCTTGGTTAGCCGCAATTGTCTTGTATGCCATAGCAGTCTTACCTGATGACTCTTCACCAATGATTTCACTCCATTGGTTTACAGGCCAGCCACCCCCAAGCATAAGGTCGTATGACAATACACCTGTTGTAATGCGAGGGATCATCTCACGAATGTCAGAGCCACGGACAATGCTTCCTGCCCCACTCTTCTTGTTAATAGATGCAATTATTGATTGTAGTGATTCGTAGTCTGCCATTTTATCCTCTTGGTTGTGCTTGGTCATACATTCCATTCCAACCACACTCATAACAGCGTGGTGCTGGACTGGCTCCGTTAACCATTGTGTTGTGTCCCCTGCCTGTACGGGAGAATACATAAATGCTTCCACAGTCAGGGCAGGACATGTTACCTTCTTTGCGCATCGCTTCCCCACCTTGCCACAAACGAAGTGCTTCACCCATAGTGATGTTGTCCGTGGGTGCTCTTGACGGATCAAGAAGGTCTTGTCTACCAGACTGTTGCTGTGCAGGCGCCTGTTGTTGAGGTGATTGCATAGGTATGGTCATCGGTGGGGATACAGGTGGAGTTTGGTAAGTCCTCTGTGGTGTTGGTTGTTGCCCAACAAGTTTTTTTGACCACCAGTCACTCATCGTCAATCTCCTCGTCTATTTCCATTACTAAAATAACTTTTTCGGAATCCAATAAATTATTAACTAAAGAAACACCATGTGACACCAAAGTGCGATGAAATTCTTCTTTGTCATCTAGTGGTACATCACTAAGTTCTCGTAGTTCGCAAAACCAATCAGACGCTTGAATTATACTTTCAAGTAATCCCATTGATGTGAGTAATGCCCAACGGGAAATAACTTCGTAGGTTTCTGCTTCCTGTACTTCTTCAGAAGGAATAGAGAACCCAGCACTGTTTGCAAAAGACTGTCCTAACGCTGGTGAAAGCATGAGGTAGTACATTCTCTTGTCTAAGGCGCTCACTTGGCATCTGCCCAACTGTAGGCAGAGTCACAAGACACAAGTAATGGCACGCCATCAATGATTCGGTCATGTCCCATAGCCGTAATGAACTTTGGCTTAAGGTCTTCAAGAATGTCTTCAGGCACAGATACCACCAGTTCGTCATGCACTTGTACTAGAAGGTTAGCACCAGTTCCTTTCAACATCTCTGCAATGTCAATCATTGCTTGTTTACAGATATCAGCCGCTGATCCCTGCACTACAGCGTTAACTGCTTGGCGCTCTGCACGAGAACGGGTGAAATCATCTGATGAACTCAAGTCTGTCAATCTGCGTCTGCGTCCTGAAATGGTGGATACATAACCTGTTCTGCGACCTGTCTCAATAATGCGCCGTTTCCATTCTGTCAACCCAGAAAACTGTTTGTAATACTGGTCAATCATGTTGCGAGCATCATCTACCTCAATTCCTGTGAGGTTGGCTAACTTATGTGGTCCACCACCATACGCTGTTAAGAAGTTAACTCCCTTACCAATCTGGCGCTCTTCGTCAGTTACTTCCGACTGGGTCTTCTTAAACAACAGAGCGGCGGCTCCTGTGTGAATGTCTTCATTGTTATTAAAGATACGCACCATTTGTTTATCTTGTGAGAACATTGCCATTACACGAAGTTCAATTTGGTCATAGTCAGCCACTAGCAACTGGTGTCCTTCAGGTGCCACAAACAAACTGCGAATGCTAGATGATCGTGGGATGTTCTGAAGGTTTGGGTTACTTGAGGACAAGCGACCTGTAGCAGTGCGATGCAGGTGAAATGATGGGTGAAGCCTGCTTTGGTTTAACTTTGGTATAAGGCTTTCTACATATGTTGTTTTTAGTTTTTGAGTTTCAGAGTATTCCAACAACAATGGAACTACTGGGTGATGTGTCTTTAACTTCTGTAGTGATTCTTCATCTACAGATGGTGCACCCTTAGCAGTCTTCTTAACTGGCTTTAGTGCCAAGCCACCTTCACGCTTCTTGTTAAACAACAGTGCTTGCTTGTGTGGGTTGGAGTCAGGGTTAAAACCAATAAAGGCATACTCGCTGATGCCCAAGATAATTTCACGAAGTTTTGTGTCTAGTTCCTTACCCAATTTCTTAAGGGCACGACTGTCAACCAAGATGCCGTTATCTTCCATCTCCATGAGGACACGAAGCACCTTTGAGTCAAGTTCAAATGCTGACAGTAAATCTTCTTGGTTAGCAATTCCACGCCATAAGTGGGTGTACAACAACCATGTCCAACGAGCGTCAAGGTGTACATACCTAGCCGCTTTGTCAAAAGGAACTCTGTCAATAATTGCGCCCAACTTGCCTTCACGACCATGGGAGTTAGTCTTGTAGACATTCTTGACAACCTGTTCCATTGAGTAACTCATTAGGTTTTCGTCAAGGATGTGTTGCATCAAGATAGTGTCAGCAAATGGTCCGTGTGGTAGTTCTCCGTAATACTTACCAATGGAACGAGCATCAAACTTAACATTGTGCCCAATTTTTATAAGATCGCTAAAGAACAAAGGACGCAGTACCTCTAAAACTTCTGTTCGGTTTAACTGCTCTGGTGGTTCATCATGTACAGCAGGAATCACATAACGAGATTTCGCTATTGATTCTTCACCGTTTTTAAGCAACTTACGGTAGCCCACAGGTGGAATAGTTGTACCGTCACCAACTTCTTCTGGTATCAAAATGACACCAAGATTATGACCCATAGGTATTGCCCATGAATGACCATGTGTGGCTAATGCAATCCAAAAGACTTCATTACGCTTTGGGTCAAGGGCAAGATTGCCACGGTAGCGAGCCTCTACAATGTCACGAGCCTTTCGTGCAATTTCAGGTGTAGGACTCTTTAACTTGGACAAGTGTTCTTTCCACTCCTTGTCCACAAACTCAATGAGATCGGGGTGTCGCTCCAAGTTACCACGGGTCTCCACATCAAATGCAAAAGACCCGTGGGCTTGAATAACGGCTACGGCTTCCCGTACTTCATCAAGCGTTTTAACAACGCTGTAGTTCATCAGTCAGACTGGACTTCAAGAGCCACTTCTGCCAATGTCTTACGAGATGGCGTTCTGATGATGTCGTCTGTGTAGGCAGTACCAGAGAAATGCTTAAGTTCCTCTTTAGTTAGCGCCTCAAGGCTCCAATCACCCAAGTCAGTCTCACGCACCATCTGGTGGTTGGTTGAGGTGGTTGCACCCTTACCACTACGAGACACTGTCCAGTAGTGCTTAGAGAGTGGTCCCATTGCTGGGTGATCGTTGAAGTTCTTAAGTGAGTCAATTACTCGTGCACCAACTTCGTATGAACGAAGCACTGGCTCTTCTCCTGGGGTCAAGAGAACCACATTGAAGTTGAAGCGCCATGATGGGCGATTCCCTGCTTCGCAGAGTGGGCATGTGGTGTCTGCATCGGAAATGCAAGTAAACGACATCTGTCCTTTGCGCTCTACCCAATGCTGACGGTAACGAGCGTATGGTTGGTCTTCAATGAACTTAATGATTTGAATCTCATCAGTAACTTTAAGACGCTTTGCAAACTCATCACTGCTTGAAGAAGTACGGTCTGCACTGCCCCAACCACTGCGCACAACTTTGCGTGGCGCTTGTTCATCGGAATCTGTTGATTCTGGTCGTGCTGTGCGTGTTAGCCCAGTTGATTGTGGCGCTTTTGCTGGTGCGGTGAACTCTTGCTCATCGTCCTCAAATTCGTCATCCCATCTTCCCTTTGTGTTATCTAAGTTTGGCATTGTTTGCTCTCCTGTGTTTATTATTTTGGCCAGTTGGCCTGTATGTGTGATATGAAAGATACCCAGTTATTGGCTTCTTGCCAACTCCCATTGCGAGTACCTAGTAGCCCGTTAAGTTCTAGTGCTTCAAGCACTGTTTCAACTTGTTCACGGGAGTAAAGACGATAGCCCTTACGATCTGTGTTTAACAACTCGGCACCAGATGCTTTTGATGTCCGATATGTCGGTGAAGGAATCCAACCTTTGCGTTCCCATTTGCGTACTGTTTGTGACTTGCGCCCAACAATACTTGCAAGCGCTCCAATGGTGTACAAATCAATTGTTTTACCATTAATAACTGCTGTCTTTTTAGGAACACCCACGAATGGGTCATCCATTGCTTTCTTTGGAATACCTTCAGGTCTATTTTTTGGTTTAGTTTTTCCAGGAAAATCTGGAAGTTCCCCAAAAAGATCAAGAACATCTTTCATGCTTTAAAAGCCCAAGATTCTTTTTCGTAATAAAAACCTTGAATCACTTCTTCTAATTCTTTGTTGTTCCAAGCAAGTCCTAGAAGTTTGTCTTCACTCAGCATTTCTACAACTTCTTTGATTGCATCCCAATGACCATTTTCTTTTGCCCAAGCAGTTGCTTCATCCATATCAAACGAGCGAGAAACACGGCGTTCATATTTCAACTCCAAGTCTCCAACTTTGAACCACTTGTGACCCTTGTTGTCTTCGTAGCCGTTTGTTTGGATGGCATCAATGAGTTCTGCCTTCATAGCATTCTGACGCTTGGTTAAGTTATCAATTGCTTCTTTAGACTTCTTAAACTCTTGTGCAAGTTTCTCGTAATAGTCTGGAGTAGTCATTCTGCTGAACCTACCAAAGTAAAGGAACCGTCATGTTCTGTAGCGATTGATACTGAACCATACACTTGGCAAACAAGTTCTGTAAGAACTTCAAGAATGATTTCTTTGGAATGTGGAAGTTCTGGTGTATCCAAATCAAAGAGTTCTGCGGTTTGACTTTCGTCCAACCAATCGGACAAATCCCTAAGAACTTCTGGATATTCGTGTGTTGAAAGCGTATTCATATTTCTTATACCTCTGTGTTTTTTAAAAAATCGGACAAGGTGCCCAATGAGAGTTCAAACTTACCTTGATTGTCATAATTTCCATCAAGGAATGCAGAGTTAATTCCACGCTTTTGCATCAGCATTTCATACTGCCTTTCTTCAATAGATCCCTTCATTACGAATGCTGTAATTGTGACATGGGGGTGTGTTGAAGATAATCTGATTATTCGGGCTTCTCTTTGGTCCAGTTTTCCAGCCGACCAAGGGAGGTCGTAAGAGATAAGGTAATTGGCCTGTGGTAAGTCCACGCCATAACCTCCCGCATCAGACGATAGAAAGAGCCGAACATCAGGATCGGTGGCAAATCTTTGCTTGGCAAGGTCTCTCTGGCTTGCGTCCATACCACCCATGAAGAGTACGCTTTGCGTAAATCCTTCAGTTGCTTTCTGGATAAGCCGTAGGTTCTTTTTAAAGAACGAGAATAGAACCACTTTGTTATTCGGGTCTTCATCTAATACATCCTTAATGTAGGTTATGACTGCGTCTAGTTTGGGTGCCTTAACGGTCTGGGGGAGCCAGCCTGCTTTGACAATGTTTGAAGCGTACTGACTACCTTCTGTCGTCTGTGAAGGATCATCATATGCCTTAGCAGATTCCAACACCAACTGAGGATTATCGCAAAGCATGCGAAGTACAGTAAGCCTAGCCATGATTTGACCTTGCGCATCATTACCTCCTGCGCCGTTGTAGTGTGACCACAAGTCAAACCCTTGACCGTGACTTGTTATTGCTTTATTGATTTCATCAATTAAGTCTTTACATATTTTCTCATAGATTGCCGCACCAGCAGTATCAAACCGAATGGGCACTACCTGCGTAATCACATTGGGTAGTTGGTCTTGAATGTCTTCACGAGTTTTGCGAACCATCACTTCAGAAAGAGAATCATTTAAAGAACTTAAATTGCGATAACGAATTGGAGCGCCGTAGTGATTCCTCACAATAAAAGTACGGTCAAAGATATCAAAGCGACCCAGCACATTGGGGTCAACAAATTCCATTATTGAAAATAGTTCTTCTGGCTTGTTTTCAATAGGTTGACCTGTAAGTGCAAATCTGTATTGAAACTTCTTTCCTAGTTTCTTTAGCATCTTAGAACGCTTGGCACGAGGAGACTTAATGATGGTGGCTTCGTCAATTACTATGGCGTTTGCACCAAGATGTGTCAAGTAAGTTTGATCGTTAAGAAGTGTCTCTGGGTTGACAATGACATACTTACAGCGCAATGCTGAACGCCAAATAATTTCACGGTGCTTAGGTGGGCCGTCAATAACGCAGGCTGACGAGTTTGTAAACTTTTTAATTTCTCGTAACCACTGATACTTGAGACTGCTTGGAACAACAATCAATACTCTGTCCAACTCACCTAAATCAAACAATTCTTCTAAAGCAGAGATAGTGGTAACTGTTTTACCAGCACCCATAACCATGGCTAAAAGCATCTGTCCTTTGTCAACCATACGCTGGCTGGCTTCTTCTTGAAATGGGTATAAGTTTCCTGTAAACATTACAGCCACCAAGGTATTACGGAAGCGTTAACCACTGCTATTTCAATCTCGTCATCTGTCATGTCACCAAGGTCTTTTGCTTTTGTATGACCATAGTGAAGCCAGTAGACACCACCTTTAAGTAATGGCATATCTTTAAATATCTTTTTTGCGCTGGCAATACCTGCTTCATCATTGTCCATCGCAACAATTACTTTGTCTGCAACACTGTACGCCAGTTGTAATTGGTTCTTTGTAATTTGTGCGCCAAAAGTTCCTAGACATTGAATGCCAGAAAAGGATGATGCAAAGCGAACAACATCTAATGGTGATTCCACGAGTATTGCTGTTGTGCTCTTGAACTGTTCAATACCGAACAAGGTGTCACCTTTGCGTACCCCTGTTGGGTGGTTGTATGTGGAGTTCAATCCTTTTTCTTGCCAGCCCAATAGATCTCCCTCGGAAGAAACCATTGGGATAATCCACGAGTTGTTTTTATCATTCCAACGCAGACCATGTTTACGAGCCGCTTCTGCTGTGATGTTGCGACTTGCTAAACGGTTTTTAGGAACCTCTGGGTAGTGCAAGTACATCTGGTGGTCAACTTCAGGTCGGCGCTCCCATTCAGGCATCTGCAACCGTTGGACATTGTTGTTCATAATCATTTCAGTAACAGCAAAATCTTCTTTACCTGTTAGTTCCATAATGAGTTGTGGCAAAGTGCCTCGTGCACCACACGAGTAACAAATCCATAGACCTGTCTCAGCGTTCATAGACCACGAAGGGGAGTTATCTTCTTTACCTGTGCGTGCTAGGTGTACAGGACACCGAGCAGAAATTTCTTGACCTGCTCTACGAACATCTACTCCGATAGATAGTAGAAAGTCTCCAAGATCAGTAGTACCAGCCATCATTGCCATCCTTGCCTTCCTCTCCGACTTCAGTGAAGTCCATTGTGTCCCAATCCCATTTAATACGAATCTCACCTTTAGGTGCAGTTCTTGCGAGAACTACACGCACGATTGCTTGGTTATCAATATCTGGGTCTGACTCAACACCCAAGATTAAATCTGAGTCTTGAGCAAATGATGATGTGTAACCAATTGAATCGGCAGATATCTGACGAGACTTCTTGTTGCCAAGTTTCCACGATAGTACCTGTGTGGTTCCGATAAGTGGGACATCAAACTTCTGTGCTAGGCGCTTAAGCGAACGAGTAATATTGGTAAGCGCTTGTGGGCTTCCTTTTGGTTCACCGTTCTCATCATCCATCAAGTACACACCGTCAACAATTACCAAACCTGGTCGGTATTGCTGAATCTTCCCTGCGATTGCGCTGACCGTTGTCAATGACGAAGCATCTTCGGTCATGATAAATGGGTGCATGTTTTTGCGAACCTTAATGGCTTTTTCAATTCGTTCTAGTTCTTGCATGCTTAAATCGCCACGCATAATTCTTGTGTGGGATACGCCAGCAACGATGGCGTCATAGCGAGCCTCTTGCTCTTCAATACTCATTTCAAAAGAAACATACATAGGCGTAATGCCGTGGTTGTGAGCCGCATTAGCCATGATGAGTGTCATCAATGACTTACCTTTCTTTGCTTCACCAACAAAGGTAATCAACTGCTGTGGGCGAAACCCTGCTGTAATTTTGTCTAGCCCACCAAAGCCAGATGGTATTCCTCGCAATGAGTTTGGGGTATCTCGCATAATGCGATAACGCTCCATACGCTTTTCCCAAGTTTGAATAATGTCAACATCACGAAGGTGTGCAACTTCAAGAGCCGCTTTTTGTAATCCTTCAGAAAGAATCTTTGCGGCTTCATCTGTGTGCTGATTGTTAAGTGATGGCGTAGCCGCAGTTACTGCAAGTACAAGATGCTTGTGCTTGTATGCCATGAACAACTCATCAATGAGTCGTGGGAATGGTTCTGCCTCAGCGTTTAGTAATTGAAGGTCTGCGTACTCTTGCTTAATGACACGGGGTGTAGGAACAGCGCTGTACTCACGCCAGTAACTAAGCACCCAAATAAATACATTTGCAAGATCTGAGTTGAAATGGTCGGGGCGAACTCCTGCATCAATAACTTCAGACAGGCTTGCTGTTTGAATTATCTTGCTTAAGAGAAGATGCTCGCTACTTGCCATTATGGTGTCCATGCTTTGTCAGGGCTAACAACAGTGGACCTAATTCCCAGGGTGCGAGCAATTTCTTCATCAGAGGTGTAGATGATACGCACTGCTCTTTGAAAACGCAAGTCGTATTCCAACATTTCTGGTGATTCATAATAATACACTGGGCAATTAATACCTTTGCGTATTAACCACCGATCAATTGCATCCACAGCATCTGGATGTGTAAAAGTGTAAACATCTGTGCCAAGACCTAAACGGTTAACACAATCAGACAATGCTTTCAATGGCATGTCATTAGGTTCCCACATACGAATAACTGCGTCCCAGTTGTTGCGCCTGCGTTGCACTGATTCAAGAAATGCTCTACCACCTTCTGGTGGTGACGCAAGTAGCCCATCAAAAACAACGCCTTGTGCAATGGATGCAAATTCTGATATGTCGTTACCCTGCATTCTCTTCAATCCACTGACTAATGCGGTAGTCATCTCCTTTAAGTGGGGCAACATAACAACATGATTTAATAATTGACGCAACACTTGCGCTATACATCTGTTCAAGTGCTGATGGTTTCATTGTTGTTGTAACAATGGTGGTTAACTTCTCGTGGTAACGACTTTCAATCAAAGAAATAATTGTGCGCTTTGTAAAGTCAGTTGGTCGCTCTGAACCAAGTGAGTCAATAACCACAATGTCAAAAGTCTCTTGTAGGTACTTCATTGTGTTTGGGTCTTCGTAACCTTCAGGAAGTTCATCACCAAACTTGATTTCGTTGTATGCCATCTGGATGTACTTGTCAGCAGTAATGAACATTCCTGACAAGTTGTATTTGTACACAGCACGCTTAAGAACTGCTTGTGCTAAGTGTGTCTTACCCGAACCACTACCACCAACAATGTATAAACCTTGTCCGTCTTCAACATAAGTTTCTACAGACTCCAGCCATTTGTTAATCAACTGCAAGGTGGTCGCATTGTTTGCTGTGGTCTTGTAGTTGTCTAGTGTGTCTTGGCGAAAGCGTTTAGGTATGTGTGTGTTACGCACACGCTCTTCAGGATCACGGTTACGCCAGTATTTTTGACTACGCAACTCGCTCATCGCAATAAGTCCTTGTTAGACAATTCGTGTATCTGGTTGGAGGTCATCATATGTGTCAGGCTCCTTAAGACTGGTTGCTTGCACCTTTGAGGCGAGAGCGTCAAGATTAGCAAGAAATCCACGCCATGGTGCAACACCAACTGGTAATGGTTTTACTTGTAAGCCAGCAACAAATGAATTCATCATTGACTTGATGTCAGCAATACTATGCCCAGCATTTTTTAGTTTGCGCAATCCAACCAACAATGCTTTTGCATTTACGGGAGAGTTAAGGTTTCCCCAAACATCTTGTGGGAGAATGTCGTTGAAGTAATAAATAAGACTTGTCAAGGTTTCTTGACGGACGGGTTTCTTCTTGGCAACTGGGGCTGGTGCATCGGGGTCTGACCCCAACGGCTTACCCCAATCATCTTCGGGGCGAGCCTTCATATCCGATTATCCACCTCTAGGTCTTCATAGTCCTGAATCGGTCTCTTGTTATGGTTACTCTTTTTATAACTCTTGTTATTAGTTCTTATTTGGGTGTCATGGGTGACACTAGGGGTAGTGTCACTGGTGTCACTAGGGGTAGTGTCATGGGTGTCACCACCTAGTGTCATGGGTGACACTACCTCCTCAGCCAAAAGCACAGCAGGGTTGTTAAAGTTGATTATGAACCTATTGGTCATATTGTGACCATTGGTGCCTCTATGACGCCGTATGAGCACTCCTGTGGCCTCTAGACGGGCGATAGCACGAATGACAGTCCTTCGGTCACACCCCACCTGATCAGCAATGTATTTGTACGAGGTGGTGGTGCTCTGGGACTCGGCTTTCATATAAGTCAACAACTCCAAAAGGACTGCTTTTGCCGTGGAATCTCCCTGAAGGTAGGGCAGTACCCATCGGGGAAAGGCTAGGAAAGGACCGCCAAATTTTGTTGACATATGTTGCTCCGTGTGTTGATTGGTTGGGGTTTAGAGGATACACTATAAATTCAATACTTGGTCGTCCTTGTGTTGGTTGCTTAGATTAGTGCTGGGGGTTAACGCCTCCAGCATTAGTCGTTTATAGGGTAAAATGATTCTATGGCTACAAAGAAAAAAGAAGTCTGGGATACACCAGACCCATCCAAAAAAGACAAGAAGTTGACGCCTGACCAAAAATCAGAAGCAAAAGCCCGTGCTAAAAAAGCAGGTCGTCCTTATCCAAATCTAGTGGACAATATGGCAGTTTCTAAGAAAGGCAAAAAGTAATGGCTAGTAAAAAAGACCCACGCCTAGAGCGTGCAGGTGTATCGGGTTTCAACAAACCAAAAGCAACACCTGACCATCCAACCAAATCACATATTGTTGTTGCCAAAGAAGGCGACAAGATTAAAACTATTCGCTTTGGTCAACAGGGTGTACAAGGTTCTCCTGATGGTTCTGCACGAAATGATTCCTTTAAGGCTCGCCATGCAAAAAATATTGCTAAAGGAAAAATGAGTGCTGCTTATTGGGCCAACAAGGAAAAATGGTGAGCACTCTCACAAATGATCTAAAGACACTAATGTCCGATGTTGTCACAATGTACTTTGTGGCACATGGTTATCATTGGAATGTTGAAGGTCCTGATTTCTCTCAATATCACAACCTATTTGCTGATATTTACGAAGATGTTTATGGGAGCCTTGACACCATTGCAGAAGGTCTTCGCAAGTTGGATGAATACGCTCCGTTTACCCTTAGCAAGTTCATTGACCTTCGCACTGTTGAGTCAGTAGAGGTTAAGCCAGAACCTAAAGCAATGGCAAAAGCCCTGTTGAAAGTCAACGATGGTGTTATTGAAACAATCAACAAGGCTTTTAAGTCTGCCGAAAAAGCAGGCGAACAAGGCATTATGGATTTCTTAGCAAGTCGTGATGACATGCATAAGAAGTGGCGCTGGCAACTCACTGCCTCCACTAAATAACTAAGCGGTTTTTAGTTCCTCTATAAGCCACTTGACCATAATTGGTGGGAGTGGGTGGCACTGTACTTCACCATTTTCAAGCCATGTAAAGAAACCGTTACCAATATCACTGGGGTTGTGCACATCTGTAGCCACAACAAACTCCCCAGACATGTCTGTATCAATGTCAACTTCTCTGTTGTCATTGCTTATTGCACAGATGCTGTCAACAATTTCTTGCTTGGTCTTACCAACATTCTCAACACCAAGTGATTTAGCCTGACGGCGAAGAACACCAATGTTCATGTTCAGTAGTTCGTCACGAGTAAAACCAACGATGGCGTACTCTTCCTCAGTGCCAACTTTTACAGGCACTACTTCTTCCACTGGTTCAGCACCCTCAACAATGATTGGTGTAAGCGCCATAGTTAAATCTTTAATTCCTTTTCCTGCATCGTGTGACATAGTGGCTAGACGGTTAGATGACTCTTCATTTTCTTCGTCCCACAGTAACAAAACTATGTCACATTGTGCCAAGATTTCTTTGGCAGGATCGTCTGTAGTAACAACATCAATGGCGCAATTAACTAGCGCTTTTGGTGCCTTGTCATCTACACGAGTTACAGCAATAAATGGCACTTCATTGTCTACTAAAAAATCGTATACATCACTTACTGAACCTTGTGGTGCACGGCGAGCGTGAACAACAAAAATTGCCTTGGGATCATTTTCCCTAATGTCTATTAAACCGTCTTGTGTTACCTTTGAGTTGGCAGTACCACTGCCAAGAATGCCATACTTCATGTGTTGCTCCTGTTATTTAAGTGTTTTGCGAGCCGCTAAATCTCCATGAAGTGTAATGATTCGTAGGACACCGTGGCAGGCACTAGCGAGTGTAGCAACCACTAATCCAGATACCCACTTATCAGGCAAATTTGTGACGAAGGACACACTGTAACCTAACAGTATTCCTACAAGAACCTTAACCCAAGGCATCGCTTCCTTTGGGGTCATGATGTTTAAAAACTGCATCACTTTGTATACGGCTAGTGCACTTATCAGATAATTCACTCAAGGACTTCCCAATTGATTTCGTAGTCCACACCATACACCAAAGTAACTGGTGCAACATAATTTGTGACAATGTTGTCAGTAATTACTTTAGTGCGGTGATAATCAAGTGTGTAATATGAAAAGTCTGTATTGAGAGAACTGACTGCGTTTGATCCCCAGTGGTAGTCGTATAGACCATCTCCCGCAACCCCTGCTCGTGGAATAAATCCACCCATAGGTTCACTACCAGTAAAGAATACACCACTAGAGTTTTTATACTCAAATAGTGGCTTTGAAAAAGTAATGGTAGTAGTACCAGATGCAGGGTGTGCCACAGACAATTTAAATACACCTACTACAGAAGTAGGGGAAACAGTTGTGGTATTAGGAATACTTGCAGTAATTTTTCGTGTTGTATCCCCTGGATTTAAAAAAGTAGGGAATGCACTAGCAACTGCTACATCATTCCAGTCATCAAAGGCTACAAAGTCAGTGGTACTGCTATCAGATGCTGTTTCTAAAATTGAAAGCATATTAGCCGCAGTAGTAAAACGAGTAACAAAGTCATGTGAAGATTGAGCAGAAGCGTAGTATGTCAAATTATTATTGTATGTAAATGCACCACGGCTGTAAATGTATATATTACTTGTACCACTACCAGCCGCTAATGTAACTGTAACTACGCCGTCTGTTACATCAATAATGTTTCCTGTAGCAATCCCAGCGGGTTGGTTAGAGAACACACCCCAACCGTATTGACGACCACTGGCATTGTATGCGCCAAACTTTCTTCTAATTACTCCTGTTGTGTCAGTTGTAGTAGAACTCTGTGCAAAAAATGGATCACTAAACAAGTTGACACGCATTGGGTGCACATTAAACTCTATGGGTGATACGGCAGTATTGGTGGTTACACCACAACCAGACATTGCTGAAATGTACGCTTCAATACTATTAATTGTTCCTTTAGTACGGCGCAAATAACCAATGTTATTAAGAATGGCACGAAGTTTGGCAGTACCTAAAGCAGACTTGTTAAATTCAACACCAGTTTGGTTAGCCAGTGAGTCAATTGCTGAACTATGCACTACAGAAGGGTCATTAATCCGCATTGTGTCATAGATAGTTGTACGCATTTTGTCAAGTTCCCAACCAAAAAGTTCTATGAAACGATACAAAGGGCCGTTGTCATATGAGTAGTTCTCTGTTGCAAGCATGTACTCTTCATCTGTTTGTCGGTAATACTCAGGAATATGTTTCCATAATTCTTCTGTAGACCCAAAGTTAATAGGAGTTTGTACAGACAAGTCAGCCAAATTTTCGTAATAAGAATCACCAGTGTTATTGGCATACTTAATAAACAAAGAATAGTAAGCCCACTTGCCCTCTGCGATATAGGGGCGTGATGGTCCAGCCACATCTATGTACGACTCAAAGTACGGGTCTGAGTCAGCCGTTAGGCGCACTATTTCAAATCCATCTGCTGGGGTTACTGGTTCACCATCTTCAGACGCACGGATTAGTAATTCAACAGGTTCAAAATCTGATCCAGAAACAATACTTACTAAAGCAGTTTCTAGTTCCCATTGCAATTCAATTTCTCCACGCACATAAATATTTGCGGAAAAACTAGACTGAAGATAAGCCTGGGGTGCAGGAGGAAAATATCCGTCAGCACGAAGAGCACTGTCATATACGGCTGTGCCAGACCCACCAGGTGTTCCTGAGTTTTGTGTGACATTGGTACGGCGAAGAGCCGAGCCACCATTAGCAATAGTATTACGAACTGTAAAGGAAACTAAAGCCATTAGTTACTACCAGTCAATCCACCGACCATATCAAAGTTCACTGCCGTTGGTGCAGATGTCATAAGGTCAGTAAAGCATGGCAACTTTGTTGACGCTACGGACACATTTGCCACAGTGCTTACTGTTGCTGGTGTTGCATCATAAGTAGTGCTTAAGTTTGTCAATATAACATAATCAACACCCTCTACTGAAAGAGCCGCTCGGTAGACCTCACCAACCGTAACAATTTGTCCAAACGATACTTTGTCAAATGATAAAAGTGCACGAATAGCAATGTTTACTTGTGCTTGTACCCAACTTTGTACATATGTACTTTTTACATATACTTGAATACCTACATAAATAGGTGTGCACTCAATGTACTTATCAATAGACCCATGGTTAGCAGGATTAACAACACTTGCTGTTACTCCTAGCATTGATCGTGTAGAAAAATAACTTTCAATAGATTCAACCATTGATGTAGGTATTTCAATCACAACCTTTTGTGTACCAGAAGTAATGGGTGCAGGTGGATAAGTGCTTTGGTAAGGAACTGGGTACAGAGTTACTGTTGGGTCGCTGTATGTAGCAGTGGCTTTGCTAACTCCAGGTATTTGGAGAGTAAGGTCTTTGTAATCTTGAAGAGATACTGCTCTATCTTGTGTACGGTACAAGCGGGACACATTACTCTTAATAGAATCAATAGATTCAGTGTTTGCTCCACCACCCATAGTTCCAGATGACACAACACTAATATGCGTTGACTGTGGAGATGATGCCACTAATTTAATACCGTTGGCGGGTATGTTTCCTAATGAACCAACAGTAGTACGATACGATGCTGTAATACTTGCGTTAGTTGTAGGCACAGTTCCATTAAAACCATTACCAAAAATAAGTTGTGTATAACCACTAGATGTTGTACGAGCAGTAAATACTTTATCTGTGTAAGTTGCATTAGACAATTGGGCAACATATTGATATTCAACTGCGGTAGGAGCGCCACTACTTAGTGGTCCCTCATATACAAGGACTGTAATACTGTCAATATCTACACTTGAATTAAACAATGTAAAGTTTTGATTTGTAAATCCTGCGCTTGTCCCAACCACTTCATTAAACACTAAGGTTCCTTGAACGACTGTACCTGTTGATTGTGTCGTTGTTGTTAGATCAAGAGCAGGAGAATCATTTAACAAATAGTAATCATATGAATTATTATCTGCATCAAAACCTTTAAATGTTGTGTACTGAGGAACTACATAACTTGTTTCACCAGAGGGTAATGAGTTTAGTTGGATAGTCACAAGACCACGGGCCGCACGAGGAGATGCTGGGATATAATCCAACAAGTTAGCAATGGCTAAAACAGACGAGCGCTGTGTGGCTGTATCTAAAAAAGTTTCACCAGCGGCACGGTCTACATAAAAGTGCAAAACATCTCCCATATACGCCCACAAGTCAACAAACATGTTGGCAAACTCTGAGGTGTCTGTGCCATTCCACTCTGGGATGGTCTTAGCCGCACGGTTAAGCAAGTCCTGTCGGATAGACAGATAGTCTCTGCTGGTGTAGTCAAATGTAGCCATGATTAAAAAGCGCTTTCCTCTGTCAAGATCTTATTTGTGTTTACAGTTACTGTGTAAGTAGCCGTTCCTAAGTTTGGAACAGAATACACAACAGAAACCTTTAATGTAGATTGCCCCTCATCATTGTACTGTAAAGAATCGCCTGCTTGAACACGCATATCATTAATAGTAGCAACACTAACATTATCGTTGATAGCACTCAAAGCATCTACCTTGTAATCAGCAAACACAAGTGGGTCAAGGGGTTCAAACAAAAGTTCACTGATACCAGCACCATATCCAGGTTGCATGACTCGTTCATACCCTCTAGTAGCCAAAACATCCCCAATGCGTTGGCGAGCAATAGTACCAAGATCTGTAGTATCGGCTATTTTTCCATTCTCAAAGCGAAAAGGTATAGAGATAGATTTCATTAGATAATTCCTTTATGCATATACATGTACCATTTCCGTACCTGTCACCCAACGGTTATTTTTAAGAACTGGTTCTGTTAACTCAGGCATGACAGCAGCCCTTACGGTGCTATTAATTGAGTCAATATCATTGGAGTCTTTTGCCAAAGTTAAGTAGGACATTGCCATTCCACGAGAGACTTCATGGCGAACTGCTTGCACAATCCATAAACCATCTAACGCTGAATTGTACCTATCAATCTTAACTGCCATCCCAGGCTGTATCACAGGGTCACCCACAACATCTACATGAGCAATATAAGGAAGTTTTTTACGACTACGACCTTGTAGTAAAGCATTAGCCATTTCAACTGATTGGGCGTTTGCCCCAACCTCATCTTGGAATATAGACTCCACAGTTTCGCCGTATCCAGTAGATGTGCTTAGACTTGTTGTTACAATTTGGTTACCAACCAGTGAATGCACTGTTTCAGTGGTGCGTGCGGACAGTGGTGTTACAGCCCCAATGACACCATGAAACTTAATAACTTGTCCAGGTGAAGCGTTTAACCGACCCCTGTTACCAGACATTGCATATAAAGGTATTGAACCAGTACGACTAAAAACAGCAAATGGGTCCCAAATATCTATGTGTACACCACGCACAAGAACTTGATAACCAAGGTAGTTAGCGGCATTTGTGAGAAGTTCCCAGTCTGATTTACCTGATTGAACCAAGCGTGGAAATACATAAGGATCATTTGGAACAGATACCGTCAATGAGTAGTCTTTTGCAATCTCAGTTGCAATTTGCGCAAGGGTTCTATTGTTCCATACCTTTGTTTTACGACTACGCATTGGGTAGGACGCACCAAGGCAATGGATGCGAGTAAGTTGAAATGGACTTTTATCAATAAGACCATTCTTATTAATTGACTCTGGTTCCAAGTATGTAATGTACCCAGCAAAACCGTACATACGGATTTGTCCAACACTAATTTTAATAGAAATAGGAAGGTCAATAAAATCAGTTAAATTATGTGGTGGTATACCACCAACCTCTAATACAGCAAGGTTGTGCATATTCTCTTGCAACTCAATGTTGACACGCTTGACTGAGGCGTAATCAAGGTACATACCATTGACTACAACCTCAAAGCGAATATCAAGAGGGGACGCACCTGTAGTAATCATCTAGGGATACGGATGTTTGTTCCTGCTGGAATGTAGTCTGGAAAAGGTACTTGAGGATTTAAATCTGCAATTTTCCAATAGAACAAAGAAGACCCAAGGTAGCGAGCCGCAAGGTTTTCAAAGGTGTCTCCATTACGAGCACGGTGACTACTGTAACTAGTAGTTGGTGCAGATTTGCGCACGGCGATAATGGCAACATTACCATCACGCTCTTCTGAAGTAATTGTGTATCTAGAAAGAACTTGAATCATTATAGTTACTCTTTGTTTTTAAAAGGATTGTTAGCAGTAAGTCTTTCATACTTTTCTTCTTCTAGGTTTAGCACCTGTGCAAATTTTTTTGTTTCACTGTTAAATGGTGACGGAGATGCAACTACTGAACCATTGTCTCCTTTTCCTGCAATTTCTACAACATACCTGTAACTTAAATATTGTTTTTGTTCTCCACCTGGTTTTTTGCTTTCAGTAAGAAGCAAATTTACAAGATCAGGAGCACTCAACCCCTCGTTAATTTTTTCAGTAACCTTTTCTAATGGAATATCAGCGCTATCTTTATACATTAAATAAACATGGTTGTCTTTTAAAAATGTAGGTTCTGTTGAGGTTCCTGTAGTAAAAGCATATTCCATTTTTACACGAAGTATTACATCTGTAATTTCTTTTTTTTCTATTTGTTTTGTAAAAGTAGATGTGCGGTCTGCATTAATAGTTACTTTAAAAGCATTTTTTCCAGTTGTATTAGCATAGCGAAGGGTGCCACCAAAAGTAGTAGAATCAAAGACAACTTTATCTAATCCAGCCTTTAATTTGTTGGCAACTTCTTCATCTTTTACTTGTTGTGTTTTATCATCAATAGCACCTTGAACAAGATTGTCATACAAAAATGTATTCTTTTTTGCAAAACCAATGTACAACGCATACATATTGATAGTGACTGTACATTGCACAGGTACCATCTTTTGACTAAATTTTGTAAATTTTACATCAACACTTGTTGCAATTCCTTCAACCATAAATAATGAAGAAAACATTACTCGGAATGGTAACGGGTTAAGAAATGCAGAGTTTCCTATTTGTTTTGTAAAAATTTCTGCAAGGTTTGCTTGATTAGAATCACTTTCGTCATATGTAGGGATATATGACTCTCTAATTTTTTCCCCTTCTTCCCCTACTAATGAATCAATGTATTTTTGTTCCTCAGCGTCTTGTTTTAGGATAAATTCAGATTGACGCTTGGCTAAAGTAGCCAATAAGTCTTGTGAAATTCCTTGACCTGTAATAAGGTCTAGCACCATAATGTCAGCCAGCACCCCTACTTCAGACACAAATCCTTTTTGATTATTTGGTAATAACAAGGTCTCTTGCAATACATCAGGAGGATTATCTCCAGTGTTTACTTCATGTTCTCTGTTAAACATTAATTCAAACCCAAATGTAGCAGTACCTGGAACTGGTTGCAGTAATTGTTCAGGACTTTGCAATAGTGGAAGCATTGCTCCTGGAGTTTGTTGTACTTGACGAACAAGTACCGTAGGGTTAAATTGAAAAAACAATCTACGATTTTTTGCATAAGGGTCTACATTGGGGTCAGTAATTAAACTGCGCATGTACCCACGCTGAACTCTATGAGTTGTTCCCTCAATATCTGTGTATTGTTTAGAAGGCCAAGCAAATTTAGGGTTGTCTACATCCCTATGTGCTAAATAAAATGGTTCATTGTCAGTAATTCCAAAAAATTGATCTGTTGCAAATGACTGTCCCATTGATCTTTGGAGAAGTCTTGACCGTTCTTCATTTACTATGCGTTGCGCTTCCGCATCGGTAAGAAAGGGGTCACGGGAAGGGGGTGATACTCCCATTATGAGGTCCTCATCATTTTCAATTTAACTTCTTGCTCAAGTAGGGCACCTACTTCTTTTGCAATACGGCGTAAATCAGATGTCATATCTTGTCCTCCATTCAGATAGATATTTGGAGAAATAACAATGGACCCTGCTCCTTGTGAGCCGCCCATAGAGTAATTACCACGGTCTACAGGGTCACCACCTTGGGCAACAGAGTTGCCATAGTTGCTTAGTGTTCCAATTTTTTCTGTTGATCCAATGGAAGAACTTTCGGTCTTCCAACCACCACTACGCAGAAATTCACTAGCCATTGAACCAGCATTTTTAAGGGTTGCTGGGGCACTTGTTAAACTATTTGTTGCAAGAGGTGAAACAACAGAACTCAATTTACGCACGGATGATTTTGATACACCTGCACCAGATGCCGCTTTTGCAGAACTAGACGCTGAGTTTGGTCCTGAGTACCCCAAGGTTCCTGCTGGCTGAATGTGGAATGGTTCATCACTTCGGGCACCCTTAGTAGTAGCACCTGTTTCTAAGCCAAACCTAGATGCGTTGTTCCTAAGCCATTCACTTTCCGATTGAGACAAGTCAACTGCTAGTCCTCGTTCATGGAAAGATTGTCCTGGAGGAGCCATTGGTGGTCTTTTTTCTCCTGGTTTCATTTCCCATACAACACCCTTCCAGATTCTATCTGTTTCACCTTTTTCAGATACAGGTTTGTTAGTAGGGCGATATCTATCTCTAAAACCTTGTTCTTGTTGCGCAGTAGAACGGCGAGCATCACCGATATGAAGATTGGGATTTGCTTCCATCATTCTGCGTAGTGGCACAGCCAACCGAGGATCAAGAGTTGCTAGTTTTGATTCGTCCTCTTTATTTAATTTAACATTTTGTGCAGAACCACTAGAGCCAACATTTGCTGATGTCCCTGTTGATTTTTTAGAATCCACAGGGTCACCACCAGGACCCATAGCAGCAGCGGCATCTATTCCTGTTTCAAGAGCAGCCATCTGAAAATTTTTAAAAGCGTTCATACCGTATGAAACGGTGTTAGTAATTGGATGTCCTTTTGCAGAAATACCTAATCCAATAATGCCTGACAATGCATCTTCAAACATTGAAAGCATTTTTGTAGAAGTTCTAAGGTTTTTTTCAAACCGTGAAAAGTTATCTGTTTGACGACCATAGAATTTTTCTTCACGCTTAATTCGTTCTCCCGAAGTCTTTTCATGGGACACTGCATAGTTGTCTTCAATACCCATAGTCTTACGGTCTGCTTCAACTGATGGGTCATACATTGTTTCCCCACCAGTCTTTTTCTGAAATTGAGAGTTTTGCATGGCATATTGAATAACCATGTCTTGCATGTCCTGTGGAACACCCATAGCGTTTAGTCGCTGTCGTGTGTTAGAACCTTGCTGAAGAGCACCCTTAAGGGCTTCAGGGTTTGTTAATCCAGTACGGCGTACTATGTCTTGGATACTCTGCATTCCTGAGCGTTGTTCTCCACCCATTTTGTACATGCCTGTGCCACCCATCATGAACATACGGTTGGCTACATCAGGGGAACCCATTGTAGAAAGCATTTTGGTAATGTCACCTGAGCCATATGAGAACCCAGATACAGCACGCATAGCCTCTACAGACGAAGCATTCTTGGATGCAGACAACCCTGTGTTTGCTTGCATTCCTAACAAATCATTAATGGCTGTGCCACCACCCAAAAGGTAATGACTAGTCAACGGCATACGCATCTGGTTGCGCACTTGACTATTAGACATACCATACATCTGTTGTAGTTGAGTAGACATTCTGTCTGCTTGTAATGAGTAATCAGCACCTTGACCAATACGGCTACTCATGTAATTTGAAAAATCCTGTGCTGGCTGTCCCATAGTGTTTATTAACTTCATGGCACTTGCGCCAAGACCGCTACCACCACCCCCTCCTCCTCCAGCACCACCTGTGCTTGTAGGGATGGCACTACCACCGCCACCACCACCACGGGCGGCACTACCACCACGAGCGTTTGCCATAAGACCCATGGCTGAAGACATAGAGCCACCAACAGAGCCTCTAGAAGTTGGTGAACCACCTACACCACCACCACCACCGACAGTGTTGCTACCAATACCACCTAGTGCTTTAACGGCTCCTGTGGCTGTGTCCTTAAGTCTGGTAACAGCACTAGTGATTTTGTCAATACCAGATACAAGACGATCAACTTCACGAGCATCTAGTCCAAGAGAAGTACGCCCAGCGGCACCCGATGACGGGTTACCTGTACGGTCAAGTGGAACTTCACCACCTTGATTATCTGGGATTCTTGGAGCCATTATTTATTATTTCTTTATTTATTACGCCACTTTGCCATACCAAACCAGTAGGCACGCTGACGCACGGACATTGACTTAAGGTCATTTAGACCAAAGCCTCTGTACGCAGAGGCAATCTTTTCATATTCCCAATAAATAAACTTCAGATTAACTGAATAAAAGTGAGACCCAATCCAACACCACTATTAATTCTTGTTCACAATGGGCACACTGAGTCTCCACCTCCCCCATACGAGGACCTGGTTGTACCGAGGTAATTTCTTTTATAATCTTTTTACGATCTGCAACACTTAGTTTCTTTGCCCAATCTTCACGAGAAAGGTGGTTACCCTCATCAAGTTGTAAACATCGGGCAATGATGCATGTATTTTGTTCTGCCGCAGTCTTACCCTTTTTAGATGCATAACGACTGTCACCAGTAGTTGGCATATTAAAAGATGCAACTTTTCCATTTTTTAAAGTGACAACAAATGGAGCAGACAAATCTCTGTCTGTTTTTTCCATTTTGAAGTCTTCTTCTAAATCAATTGTGACATCATTACTTCCACCACAATTTCCACATGTTAATTGAACTTCACGAGTCCTACCGTATGTTGCACGAATTACTGCCAAGAATAGAACATCACGATCACCAATAATTAACTTATCAATGATGTCTTTGTTGTTCTTTACTTCTTGTGAACCAATGCTTACTACAGCACGCTGAAGAAGATGGACTAGATATTCACCATAAGTAATATCTTCCTTTGCGTCAAAAGTTGCTAAGGCTTCCTCGTCTTCTCCCGTTAGTTCTCTTACAACTGCCGTTGTTTCCCATTCCCGTGTTTCTTCATTAAATAAACCTTTAATCAACTGAACATCAGTCGGTGGAGTTGAGTCAATAAATGGTGCTGGGTCTTCAAGAGCGGCGTTTGCACTTTGTACAAGTGAGGATAAGTTGTCTGACATTTTGTAATCTTTCTTTTAGTTTTACCAAATCAGAGAGTAATTAGAAGCCTCTGCTGCGGAGAATGCTAACACAAATCCTTCATGGTGAACTGTAAGTTCTTGTACCATAAGACCACTGTCTCCAGCACTCAAACCACCAAGGTTGAATGCTCCAGGCCAGCAGTTAAACAGTTTCATCATTAAGCGCTTGTTACCAATTGCTTTTGAAGATGTTGTGTTCAGGCTCTCACCATTTGAGTAGGTGTACGCATTTGAAGTTGTTGGGTGGTCATACACAGCAACAGTGATGTCACAACGATAATCGTGTCCTGAATCTGTGCCTTTGCTACCGTTAGGTACACCACTTTCCCATGAATGGATAAACTGTTGCCATTTCCATAGTTCGTTTCCTTCAGCAAAAACACCACGAACAAACGATACGGCGCTAAAGTCAGATAGACCAACCATTTTATGTGTGTGAGTGTTCATACCACCTTCACGATATGCAAGCAAATCGTTGGTAACACTTAAACCACTCATGGTGGAAAACCCAAGTTGTGCAATATTAGGGGTCATTGTTTTTAAAGCAGACCCATTAGGCTCAATTGTTACTTGAAACTTAAAGTTACGAAGTGGGTCGGTGCGTTGTGCAATTGTCATTTTTATTTACTCCTTAAACCGTTTCTACGGTGGTGTTGGTTCCGCCAGAGAACTGGCTGATATTGATAACGATAAATTCAGCAGGTGCTTGTAGTGCTACACCTACCTCTACATGAAGTTCACCATTTTGTACTGCATAATCAGGATTGTTTGTGGCATCACAAATAATGTAGAACGACTCAACAGCGTTGCGTCCCTTGAGAGCGCCTGCTCCCCACAAGTCCGAAAGGAAGCGTGAAAGACGGCTATTAAGTTGTGTCCATGTACGCTCACCGTTTGGTTCAAACAATGCGTATTGTGCAATGTTTTCAACATTGGACTTGACATAGTTCAAGGTACGGCGAACAGGAACATACTTTGTGATATCGGTGCGCTTGAGAGTACGAGAGCCATTGATAATGACTCCACCGCCAGGAATGTTCTTTAGGCTGTTGACATGTGCGTCATACAACAATCCTGTCTCAGTGTTAGTAAAGTTCTTGGCAAGACCATAAGAACCACGAACATCATAGGCGTACCCTGCTGGGGCTTTGCCAACTGAACGCTCTGCCTCAACACGAGTAAACAATCCAGCGACTGCCCCACCTGGATAGGTATTACGAAGGGTGGCAGTTCCTGAACGAGCAGGGTCTGGCATCTTGATCATTGGGTAGTACACAGCACCATAGGAAGACTTGTTATAAGTGTTGGTAATACCAGTAATACCAGCAGTCAAAAGTTGTGTTGGGTCTGGATCAATAATGACAAAACCATTTCCACGAGTTTCAGCGTAGGTAAGGGCATAGTTAACTCGTGAAGCAGTTGATTGACCAACAAGGTTGATCAACAAGGCACCTTCAACACTTTCTAATGTATCAATAGCGGCTGTCCAGTCGCCATCTACAACAGTGCCGTTGGTTCCCGCAGTGACTCCTAGAGGGTATGTTGCAGCAGTGATGGTGTAAACCACGCCAGCAACAAGTGTGGCATCTACTTCATAAACATCTACAAAAGTTGAATAAGAGTTAACAATAGTAGTGATGTACTGTGGGGAGTCTGGATCAAGGGATACTTCATTCCAGCGCTCTACTTCAGAACCGTTAAACACAACAGCAAGGTTGAAAGTAAGAGGTGCACCTGTTCCACCAATGCTTTCAGCAACACCATTACGCAATCCCGCAGTGATAATTACTTTAAGACCAACTTCAGTGGTGGTTCCTGTAGCGGCTGCATAGTTTGCCCAAGTACCAACATTTTTTGCTTGTACTCTGAACAATGTTGTGTTAGCACCACCAGCAATGGTTCCTGTAATTGACCCAGATTTTGCTTTGAGATCAGCGGCTCCACCTGTGGTTGTTGTATGTGCAACACGGTTGACATAAGCAGTGCGACCACCGTTTGAAAAGAAGTGGTAAACAGCGTAACCAAGGTCAGATGAGTTGGTTAGGTCACCGTAAAGTGTCTTGTATTGACCCCACGAATCAATTCGTGTTGGGACAATTGGTCCACGAGATACAGTACCAAGGAACGCTGTGGGCGTTACCTCAGTACCAACTGCTGTGGCTGTAGAAAATGGACCTTCGGTGATGTATACACCTGGGCGAGTATATGTTGCCATTGTTGCTCCTTAGCAATAAACGGGGGTTACGAGTTACTTGTGATTGGTTCAACTGTTGGAACAATTGAAGTGATTTGTTGTAGACCAAACATGTCAAGTGAGGGTATCTCAGCCGACATTTGAAGTGTGTAAATCTTTCGGAAAATACGCTTACGGTATCCAGACTCAGAGTCCAAAAGGTCCGCAGTTGTCCAATCCAAAAGATCTAATCTCCGCATTGTGCCATCCTCTGGGACTTCAATAAAGCCCTTTCGGAATGGAACAATTGTACTCAACATTTGACTGCTAAGTTGGCGATCATGGAGAGCACTACGAGTAAATGTAGAAACTTGGTATAAAAGGTCTACAGGTACAAATTCGTTACTGACTACAAACTCGTTTGTGCCAATGTTTGTAATAGTGCTCATGTCAGAAAGACGGCTAGGCCAGTAGTTCATAGAGGTAGGACCATTGTTGAATCTACTGCGTTGTGGTACCCCAGGCTTTGCATACACCAATTGATTTTCAGAATGCTGACGATTTTTAGCGTGGACTAGGTCAATCATTTCAATAGTCATGAAAGGATAAGCACGCTCAGTTTCTGCCTCTGGATAACGGTAGAACACTTGTACAGGACGAGCGCCATTACGGTCATCGGATACTGTCAAAGTAGAAAAGCGTGCTTTAAGAGCCGCATCTTCAGCAAGAAGGAAACCCTTATTTGGCATTAGAAGCCACCCAACTTACGGGATACAGCCTCAGTAAGTTGTTTTTTAATATCTTGTGAGCGCTTAAACGCTGTAGAACGAAGGAGACCAGTAGCCACTACTCTCTTACTAGGATCACCAAATTCAAGCATGTTTGTTTCATCAGATGGTTCATTTACACCATATTCTAAACTGCCATCAGAAATACTGACTTGTGCTTTGTCAGATAAATGCGCCCAGTCTGGGTGGTCAGACATCACATTAGATAAATGAGTTTGTTCATTGCTTAGGGTCTCAGCGACTGCTTCCGCTACGGCTTCTGGGTATTTTGCCACAAGGGTTTCTAGAGCAAAAATAAAAGGAAACTCACCGTGAATAATACCCTTAGAGTCCTTGGATGTATGCAGTTGTGCAGAAGTCATTACTTCTCCCACGGGACTCTAGGCGTTGTACCCCTTAGTGCTTACTAAGGTTATATACAGTTTATCAGAGTTGAGGTAACGCAGAAGGCCAAGGAAGGTTCTGTGAAGAGGTCGCTGCTGGTCCCACATCAAAAGGCATTTCTTGATTAATATAGACTTCAATACCTTCAACCACGACAATAACATCGTCAGAGGCTCGTCCACGGACACGGTAGGACACCACTGAAAAGTAGCGCCCGTCATATAAAAACATATCATTTAAATGGCTTTTATATTCGTATGGGGAGGTAACCCCAGCCTCTCGGAAGTCTTGGATAGACGCCACAAAGTTAGCCAATTCCACAGCCTGACGGCCTTCTGGAATAGCACGCTTTTGGTCTTCAGCCTCAGTAACCATCAAGATAGGGACTACAACACCATTTTTGTATCTGCGTCCACCAGTACCAGGAACGCCTTCATCGTACACATCGTCATACACGGACTGGGTTGAGGTGTTTGTGCCTAGTGGAGTGAACTCAAACCAGACCACAGACTCACCATAGGCTTGCTGGTACCTACGGTAGTGCTTTCTAATGTTTCCTAGTTCTCTGCGGATTTCCATTAGTAAAAAGCGTTGCTTGAGTAAGCAGTTGGGGGTTCACCGTCAATAAACACATCTTCACGCAGTGGCTCATCCGCCTCTGTAATAAGGATATGTCCTTCCGTATCTTCAATAAAGATACGCTCAATTGGACCATATTCGCCAATTTCCTTACCCTTGTATAGAGGTACATAACGATTGGTTGTGCGAGAAATACGGCGAAGGCTGAATTGAGAAATACGCTCAGGACCAATGTTGAGGTTATTGGCGTGCTTGTGGTACTCAACCTCCCATTGCTGGCACAGGCTCTGGAGCATACGGAAACGCTGAGATCCAGGTATGTGGATGGATTCTGATGTCATGACATCAATATCACGGGCGTACTCTGTCATAAGGGCTTGTAGAGCCTCTATAAGAGCGCCTAAGCCGATTACATCCAATACTGCTTGGTTAGCCTGCTCTAAAGGAATGTCAATAGTAGGTTTATGGAAGTTAATTGAACGCTCTGCGTAAAACTGTAAATCTTCAGGAAGAACCCACTCGTAGTAATACCCTTCAATCATTATGGTGGTATTAGCCGCAGGGGTGCTGGCAAGGCGCATAATTCCATTACGGTGGTCAAGGCTGTATTGCGCCGTGGTTAATTGGGTAACAACATTGCTGGTAACTGTAGCCACCCAAATGCTGTCTGGGTCAATGTTTACTTGACCCAACTCGTAGGTGCGACCAATAGTGTCAAACGATACTTGAAAGAACTTAGGGAAATCACGAAGGTAGTTGCGAGCCAATTGAATGGTATGTTCAAGGACTGTTAATCCAGTGCTAGTTGTAGACGCCATTATTGATCTCCTGAACCCGCACCTGGAAGGGTGTCTTGGTATGGTTGGTTGACTTGTGGCTGTTGTTCACGGTGTCTGTGGGACATAACAGAACGCACACGAGTGATGTCAGTTACCGACCCTGTTGGTGTGGGTAGAGGGCGTGGTTCTTCACTCATTTACCCTCTAAGGCTTCAACTCGTGCTTCTAGTAAATCAACTTTCGCTAACAATTCTTGTATTGCTCCAATAGCCAAAGCAATCATGCCAGGCTCTTTCCAGTACATTGCCTCGTGGTTTATGCCATCAGATGATTTGTGCATCACCAAGTCAGGTACAGACTCCTGTACTTCTTCCATGACAAAACCATATTGAAGTTGTGTGCGCCTATTAAAAATATCATATGGTTCATTTGGAACCAATATTTCTTCTTTAAATCTGAAGTTTCTTGGTTGAAGCAATGACAATTTAGCCAAGGCGTTTTCCATTGGAACAATGTCTTCTTTGTAGTCACGAAGAGAAACTCCAGAAGCGCTGTTCTTTTTTAACTCGCCTGTAGAAGTACGAACTATGCCCTCTGTCACTGAAGACGGTCCTGGGTTTATATAGAAAACGGTTCCATTCAAATCCATGTCACCAAAAACATCCCAGAAATCATTCCCATTGTGATTCGGATAGTTTTGCGCCATAAAGAGGGTGGTACCATATTGAAGTCTTGAAGCAGTTGCAGCAAGATTTGTAGAATTAGCATAACCAGCATTAGAAGCATAACCAGCAGAACCACTGATGTTAATGGAATAAGTTCCATTGTTATTTTCTACTAGAGATGGTTTTCCAGAAACACCCGACCAAGGAACGGTGCCTGCACTTGTAGCGCTTGTGGCACTTGTAGCAGTAGTTGCATTACCTGACAGTGGTCCTACAAAAGAACCTGCTGTAATGGTGCCAGAAGTAGAGATGTTACTGTTAGCCGTCCAGTATGCAAGGTTGTACCAAGTTGCCCCAACTTTTACTGAAAACGGAGAAGCAGTCGTGCTTCCAGGTGTCCATGAAGTATTGACGAAGGTGTCACCAGCAGAACCTCTGTTAGCAGAGACAGTATCCCCAAGGGTACGGTTTGTGGTAGAACGCACAAAGACACGCTTGTCAACGATGGCTCCTGAATCTACAACACTATTATCAACACGGTATACAGACGCCAATACAACATCTGTCGTGTCAAGGTTTACTTGGTTTGCACCAGAACCAGATGATGGGAATCTAGGGTTTGTGCTACCAGTTGCAGGGGCAACTGCATAACAAGTAACGGTTGATCCCGATAAACGGGCGTATATAACATCAAAGAAGGCAGGTGATGTGTAAGCAGTTAAATCAACTACTCCACCAGCGTATGGGTAGTACGAGCCATTGATGAGTACCTCACCAGCGGCAACAGTTACTTTTTGAGCAGTAGCATTAGTGCTAACAGCACAGCCACTGACTACACCACTTCTTTGATTTCCTAAAATTTGGAAGTCTAGGGAGTCTGGCTCTGCCTGATTTTGATTGAATGAATCAGGCGTGTTTGGAATTGTAAAGCCAGACATTTATTCCTTAAAGAGTGTCGTAGATGTTCCCGTGGTTTTTGAGGTGGTCATAGAGACCTACAGGAAGCGTGTATGTCTTCCCATCTTCAAAATCAAAAGTGTCTTGACCCCAGTACATTTTCCAAGTGCCTTTAACACGGCCTTTCTTGGACTCAGGTGCTCCAGGAGCGACAACAGAAGCCTTTGCAGGTACTTCTGTCTCTACAACCTCTGTGGTTGTTTCCTCTGGCTCTGAGAAGATGTCTGTGGTTGTAACATTTGTTTTCTTTGTAGCCATGGCTACTCCTTTTGGTAGTGATTGAAAAACAACTTAAAGTGGGGTACTAGGCTTTCGCCGTTCCCCCACTAGGAAGTTATAGTAGTGGATTAGGCCGCAACAGGTACGGCGCCACCGAGGGTGTTGATGATGACACGAGATTCGTGTGTGATTACACCGAAGCCCCAGATTGCGTACCATGACAAGCCGTGCTCACGACCAAAGTCAATGACTCCACCGTCACGGAGTTCCACTGGCAATGCAATGGCTTGTCCGAAGGCGTTATCACCGATCATGATGGATGAGTACGAGTTGCTAAGAACTGCGTCTTGGGTACTTGTTGCTGGGTTGGAGTCAACCTTGCCGAGACCTGACTTGACCTGAGTGGTTTCAATGAAGACCACATCGTACAAGCGACCAATTTCACCAAGCATGAAGTTACCTGGAGCGGCATACTTCGTTACTTCAATGAACTCTGGCCAGTCACGGATGGAACGGCTCTGTGATGGGTGAACGAAGCACACATAGGTATCACCAAGGCGTGGGATGTTCTGGTTAGCCAAGATCTCAACTGCGTCCTTAACGGTTGCAGGTGACATGTAGCCAGGAGCACCTGAGTTACCAGCGGCTGCATACTCATAAGGAGCACGAGGACCACGAGTAGAAGGAGCAGTGCGTCCGAAGACAACCGATGGTGCAACGGCAGCGCCGCCACCAAAAGGAACACCAGCCTGGTAAAGCGTGTTGCGAGCCTGGATGTCCATAGACTGTGCCATGTGACGACCAAGAAGGCGAGAAGATGATGCCATAACATCGTCAAACGAAGCGTTGAGAAGAAGTTCGGTAACCGAAACTGCCTTACCCTGCTCTTTAACGGTGATCTGGATTTGACTAGCGGACAAAGCCACTGGCTCCATACGGGTACCTTCTGTCAATTCAGCGCCTGCTGATTCGTCAGTTGCAAGGTTGTTGTAACGCATGAAGTTGATAGTGAGACCTGGCATAACGCCCAGTTCCGTCTTCTTGACGGCAAACTGCTCAAAGCGAAGCACTGGCATCGCTTGGAAAAGGATTTCTTTGGACCAGATAGTCTGGATTGCTGGGGAGAGAGCGGTGCCTCCAACGGTATAGCCAGTTGCACTTGTTGCACCTGCCGTTGTTACTGCACCACCTGCGGGACCTGGAAGGGCCATGATTTATTATCCTCCGTGGATAGGGGTTTGTATGGGTTTTTAGAAACGGCCTCGTGAAGACCGTGCATTTAGGAGCCTGTCCCGCATTTTTGAATACTGATCCATTGACATATTGCGGATGTCATCCGCATTTAACTGTTGATATTCCGTCTGAGTTTCCATTGGCCCAACAGGAGGAGCCGTTACTGGCGCCCCCCGCAAACGACCTTGCTGTTGCGCAGTCGCTTGTTGGATTGATTCAATAATAGCAGATGAACGCTCACGAAGTACAGCAATTGATTGCTCAATCTCTTCCTCGCTGTTTCCTGACACCAAGTCAATGAGTTCAGGAATGATGGCTTCCTGCTCTGCTTGGAGTCTGTTGTTGCGATAATGGATCAAAGCCTGCATTTGGCGCTCTTTATCAAGAAGTGCTTCCTGTGCTTGGCGCTGTTGTTCAATGACATTAAGGCGTTCCTGCCACTCTGCCTCAACAGAGTTAATGCGCTGATTGAACTCGTCTTCTTTCTTTAGAAGAAGTTCTTTTGCGCTCATTTCGTCAATTTCACGCTGACGGATGATTTCTGCCTCTTTGTTGGCACGCAATTCTGCTTCTTTGCGAGCGGCTTCACGCTCTGCGGCAATAACAGCCATTTGCTCTTCCATGCTTTTTACACGGGTATCTGCTTCTTCAAGACGCTTGTACATCTTGTCTTTTTCCTGTTTGCGGATGTTTTCAACATCGTCCTCAGAAAATACTTTTCCATTTGTTTTAGACATTGCGTCTTCTACAAATTGCTCCACCATTGGAGCATCCATTGGGACGGAAATAATGTCCCCTTCGGGACTACTGTTCTTTGCCATGAGTGTTACCTACTTTGTTAGTTTGGCTTTTAGGGTCTTAATTGATATGACTATTTATTCTTCGTCAGGCACACGGCGCTGGGCGAACCTTGCTCCGTATGCCTTGCTTACAAGTTGATTTACCATCTGCTCTTCTTGGGGGGTAATGACTGGACCAGGCATTGGTCCCCCATCAGGAGAGCCTCCTGCTGAAGATACACTAGCACCTCCAGCCGAAGTCATTTCAGGACCGTCAGGTCCTGGAACCATACCAGTGGCAAGCATTACTGCCATCTGGATTTGAGCATTTAGCATGTCAAGAGCGCCTTGATCCATAGCGTCATCTTGCAATTCCTCAAAGATTTCGTCCATCTTTTCATTCGGGAATTCTTCGCCAAGAATACGCAAGGCACCACGCTTGGATTCCAAACCAAGTGCCATCTTTGCTTGAACCTCATTGAGTTTAATAAGTTGGTCAACAGGCAATGGCTCAGGCCAGTGGACAGTTGTCTTATAGGTCAAAGGGTCAGCAGGATCTAATTGAGTTGCTTGGTCACGCTCAGGCATAGCCGATTTGCTTGGGTTGTACTGGAGCATTTGTGGCTCAAATACAGCCGCTGTACGGATAACAATTTCGTTGACACGCTCAAGACCCTTAGTAAAGTGAACCTTTTTCATCATAAAACGGTTCATCATTGGCTGGTATTGAATAGCCAAAGCAACGCCAGATGTGTTAGACACGGGCTGGAATTGACCAAGTGCAGTTTCAGGAACACCAGTCATTTCGTGCATAGTGCGCTTTAGGAACTGGATGTACTCCAAGGCTCCTGACATCTCACCACGAGACTCAAGGTTGAAAACGCTGGCATCTTTAGGAAGACCTGCCCACACTTTTTTAGGTCCACGCTCCAACTGGGAAGCCTTAGCACCAGTGATGATAGTGACAGGTGCGGCGTGGTAGTTGATGATGTCAGAAACTTCAACCATCTTTTCGTTAAGTTCACGGTTCAATGGGATGATGTCCCAGATGTCTGACTGACCCCAAGGAGATGATGAGATAGAAGTATTTGGAATATGTACAACAGGAATTGTGCCCAAAGCATTTGGATATTGGTCAATCAATTCGTCATTGATGAACTGTTGAATCATGTCGTCAGAAAGGATTTCAGTGAAGGTATATACCTGACGAGTTCCTTCAGGAGAGGTACCCCAGAAACGGTATTTAAGTTTAAAGCGCAACAAACGATCACGGTCATGTGGGTGATACTCAGGAAAACAATGCGCTGGGTTCAAAGGAATAATACGAATTCTTCCTTCAATGGGAACACCTACGGAGTCCACATAAGGCTCTTCATAAGCAACTTTGACAAAACAGTCACCAGTTACAGATGCTAATTGACCCATTTCCCAAAGAACATAATGCTTTGAGTTATGGTTTTCCCATACTTGAGCCAATAGATGTGGAATAATTGCGGCATTTTGCTCAGGACAACGGAATTGAATACCTTTACCAAAGCAGAAGTTGGTGATGTAGTCCGACATTACACGGACATAGTTCATGTAGAACTGAGATTCACCCATCTCACGGCGATATGACCAGTGGTGACCAAGGTACCAAGCCCATGCCGCAGAGTAACGGTTCAGGCGTGGGCCATGAACCTCAAATTCTTCGTCTGCGAGTTCTACCAATCCAAGAGGAGAAATAGCAACTGTAAGGTCGCTAGATGCCGCTCTATAAGATGGGGACCAAAAGTCCATTGCCATAAGTTAGACCTTACTACTTTTTCTTTGGTGGTGGTTTCAATTGACTACCAGTTCCAAGAAAAATAAAGTTTCCTTGACCTGCTGGCACCACTGCCTTTTTCTTACCACGACCACGGGAAAAAGTTTGTCGTTCTGTTGTGTTTCCAAATACTACTTCATCACCAATAGGTGCGTCAGAAGTAGTATATCGTTCTGCTTCACCTGGTTGTAACTCCACATTACCACCTGCACGCTTTAGTACATCGGGGTGTAATGGGTTATATTCAGTAGTAAATGTACGAAGGTTAAAATTACCCATCTGATTCCCAGCAACAGTAGCACCACGGGCTTCCTTGTTTCCTTGAGAAGTTTCTGGGTACACTTTAGAAACATCTAGGAAAACCTGTGGAGTTTCGTTCTCGTCTTCGTCAATCCAAGTGCCAAGTGCTCTATGTGGACGGCCTGTCAAAGCGGCGTGGTGTTCTGGAGTATGCATATAGCGGGTAACATCACTCACACCAAAGTCATCTACAGGAACACGGTCTTCAAAGCCACCAAGTGATACAGAAGTTCCCGATTCAGCAGGCTCACCTGTTAATGCAAAAGTAGTAGACCCACCATATTTTTTGGTAGTTTCGGCTACTGTGCTAGGGTTAACCTTGTTAACCTTGTTGTATTCAAAACTGTCAGGATTAACAATTTCATCAGCGGGCATTAATTGCCAGCCTTTGAAGCCGCTTTCTTAGCAGGAGCCACTTTCTTAGCAGAAGCCTTTTTAGCAGTGGCTTTCTTTTTAGCCACTTCTGCCTGAACTTCTTCTACAAGTTCTGGAAGTTCTTCCGAAGCCTTGGCAAGAAAGTTTGCTGTACCCCTGTCACCGATCATGGTGCTTGCATAGGCAAGACCTGTGATAACAAGAGGCATGATTGCAGCCTGTGCGCCTGGGTCAATATTTGCCTTAGCAAGAAAAAACGAAAGTGCGCCGACAACGGCACCTTTTAGAGTCTGGTCTGCGACCTGCTGGTTCTTTGTAGCCATTAGTGCTCCTTAAATGGGTCACTTAATGATACTATTTTTTTACTTCTCGTTCTTGCGTAAAGGCTTGGAAGGGTGAACCCGTATATGGGTCAAATTTGCTGGCTACAGCAAGAGCCTTGTTAGCAATAGTTTTTGCCTGTTGCGCACTCAGTTTCTTACCCCCTGCAAGGGTCTGTAGGGCACCAAGAGCATAGGAAGACCCTGTACCAATGGCATAGATTCCAGCCGTGTCCGATGTCCACGAGTAGTCTCCGTCAATAATATAGAGGGTTCCATGAACCACCAAAATAATGGTGGACCCATGTTCAGCCATATGCTCAGATCCTTCACGCTCTGGGACGGAGTACCCCTGTTCGTCAAAGCAAGTTCGTAATGCTGGGATGAACTGTCGGGTAATGAACTGGTCTAACTTTTTACCGTAGGCATGCAAGGGTGGAGGAGGTGGTGTGAAAGCGTGATGAAGGATGTTGATGGCTCTCACATCACCTGCGGCTCCAAGAATGTATTTACCATTTGCGGCAATCTTGCTAGAACCTGCCCCAAGTGTAGTTACTTGATATGCCATACCTGATTCGTCAAAAGACGATATACGACTGTCAGTACAAATAACAGCGTAGTTGTCACCCTGAATACCTACGATAGTTGTCATTATGCTTTGTATTCCTTGTTGTGGTACATCGCCCAACCATCACGAATAGGGATCATCTCAAGATTGAATTCGGCGTCACCGTCTTTGTATGTCACCACACAGAGACCTTGTTGCCAATTCTCAGTGATAGTCATTGGACGACCATCAAGGTCAATACCACCCTTAGTGGAAGGTACAACACCATCTACACGAGCAAGACAACCAGCGGAGGCGGCAAGAATAGTTTTGCGACCATCGTAGTCTTCACGAGTTACTTCAGCCCATTCACGGCGATGAATATGTCCATAAAGAACTGATGTCTTCTCATTAGCCAAATACATGTGTGCTGTAGAGCCATTGCTCTTAACACGAGTACCGTGGATAACTTTCAACTTCTGGTTAATCCAGTAGTAACCAGCAGGGTAGCCAGGAACATACTTAACATTAAAGTCATCAAAACGACACAAGAATGGAACAGATAACACAGGCCAGTTATCTGGGGTGTCTCCACGCCTCAGACCAAACGAAGCCTTAGCATTGTCCAATGTGTAGTTAACAAGTCGTTCTTCGTGGTTACCTGCAAGCCAAACAATTTCAGCATCAGGTGCTACTGCACGAAGGCGAGCACACAAAATAGTGGCGTAATCAATGGACTTTTGAGTCGTCAATGCATAAGCAGGACTAAGTCGGTATTTACCAAACTCAGCAAAATCCAAGTTGTCACCATGCATAACAACTTTTTCAGGCTTCAAATCCTTAATCATTGCAATACAAATGTCAATAGCCGCTTCATCATGTATCGGCTCTAACTCACCGTGTGAGTTACGGAAATAACCAATCTGCATATCAGGAAGAACTACTGCTGTGTTCCATTCTGTTTGCTTGTTACTTTTTGTAACTTTTACAGGTGGCAACTTAACTGCTGGTCCCTGATGAACAGGATTCCATTCAGGACCTTCTGCCCACTTGGGTGAGAACTGAATAGCACTTAAGTCATGTATTTGTGCTTCACCGTCAGCATCTTTTGTTAAAGATTGGTAAATAGATACACGCTTGACAGAACCAATTTCATTGATATCAATGTTTTGTCGTTCTAATACTTCAAGCAACTTACCAAGAGCCTTCGCATTGTTTGCTGGTTTATTAAGATCACTCGCCAAGTCGCTCACAAGGGCACTCTCCATTTATGTGTCGTTGAATTGTACTGATGCTGACGGAATGACCGTGCTTACGCAAGTTTTGTGTGAGCCATGACGCACTGTAAGTTTTTGAACGACCTTGACCTCTATCGGCTTTAATCAATTCAATGGCTTTATTAAGAGCCTCAATATCTTTTTCTTCCATGTCTGACATCATGACGGACAACTTGCAATGAACTTGGTTAGCGTTCAAGCGAGGTGCCATCAAATCGTCATACAAAGACCTTTTGTCTTTGTTTGTCATCTTGACTCCCTGGGGTATCTATGCAAAGTTCTATTCAAGAACTTATTGTGCATCGTAGCATGAACTGACGCACAATGCTAAGACCCTACTTCGTCAAATGCCAATCAATATGGTCGTCAAGACGCACACCTACATGGTCAACACTGGACTGCACTTTGTCCAATCTGTGCATTACTTGATCGTGGTCAACACTGTTAGTTTGTTTCATTGATTTAAACTCTTTAATTGCAATACCTACAAGAGTTACAAATGCACCAATAACGGCGACAATGATAGAAGCGATTGCTGGGTCCATATCAGGTATAACCTCCACGCCAAGGTCCCCATGTGATGGCTTGGAATGTATCAGGAGAATCTCCATGACCATACAATTCTTCTGCGCCACCAGGACCATGGTGTGCTAATAGGTGAGCCGCTTGAAAAGAACGATAACGGCGAGCATTAGTTCCACTACTAGAAAGTGGTCTTTGAAAGTCACCCATTGGTTGACCCATGACAGCATCGTGTTGATGACGATCAATTGTATATCCAGGACCACGATTAACTCCACGCCAATCTCCACGCCATGCTCCTGGGTGGTATATAGAACCACTGTAATCGTATAGTTTTAAGCCTTGATTTTGACCCATATTTGCAAAAACATCCATGGCGTGAGTGCCTGTTTTAATTGCATTATTTATAGTTTCTGTACCCAAGTGTGCTGCAACATCACCAGTAGTAATAGTTTTATCAATAAGTCGTTCTCTGTTTGCTTCTGTGTTATTTTGACTAAAAGCACCTGCTAAAAGAAGACCAGCAACGGCAGGGTCATCTTCTGAGTATGTTTGTAGTCCCCGCTTTGCACGAACTTCATTAAACTGTTCACCAATATGTGTAAGTCGTCTATTTTCTTTTGGATAGTATTCACGGCCTTGCTGAAGCATTTCAGGATTTTTAACAGCAGTGGAATAAAGTCCAACTAAATTTTCTGCACCCCTTCTAACTTCTGGGCTACGCATGAGAGCGTCCCAATCAGGCGTCATACTGTTGCGTTGGGTAGTCCTACCAGTTTCAGGATTTGTATGTGGTTCTTTTGGAAATGCATGACTAAAGGCCGATGTAGGCATAGTTTGTGGAGTATAAGAAAGTCCCATTTCATCTGAAACAACTAATCCACTTTCAGTTTTACGAGCCATTACATTTCCTGACCGTAATCAGCGTTTTCTTTATTTACCTTACGATAAGCGGCAGAACCACGCTTACGCTGGCGACTAGAGTCAACTGGTCGGGAAGGACGGCGCACTGGCTGTTGCTTCTTATCAATGTCCAGACGACCTGGTTTGAAGTTGTCTAAAGGATCGGTGTAAGGGATACCAATTCCAGACATATGGCGCTGAACATCAATACCACCACGAGGACCCATTGGTGTAGGAACAAATGGGCTAGGGTAATCAGTCCCATATTCGGGTCGTTGATAAAATTGTTCACTCATAAACTCTTTTTTGCTGGTACGCAAAACAGGTGAGAAGTTATAAGAGACCATGGCTCCTGCATACACAGGAGCAATAGGCATACTAGCCGTAGAGGTAGGACCGCTACTGTCCTGTGCAGGAGCGCTGTTTGATGCGCCCTCCACGAGTATCAGTCGTAAACGACAGTTGGGTTCGGACGGTTCATGTGTCCACCCGTGTTGTACTCGTACTCAAAGTATGGCATTGAGTCGCCTGCAACTGAACCTTGAACAAACTCGCTGAGAACAGTAGGAGCCTCAATCCAAGATGCTGCACCCACATGGGCACGCTCCTGCATTGTCTGCTCTGCATGCTTGTAGAACATCTCAGGGTTGTTGTGGTTCATACGCATTGGAGATGGAGCGGTGTCCATGTATGCACCTTGAGCGAAATCATTAGGGACATCGGTATCGGTGGCGATTCCCTCTTCAAAACGAAGAGGACCTTTGTTCATTGGAATGCTTGGAGCAAACCCACGCTCAAAAATATGTTCTCCACGCTCTGGGAACATTGGAACTGGTGAAACTGGCACTTTGTTATTCCTCCATAAAAGGGGTATTGACTTTCTACAAGAATACCATTTTTTAAAGGGTCTATCTGAAAAACGGGCTATTGGACGCTTGCACCTGTGGCATTGTGTCCATAACTGTCAAAGAACAGGCAATAGCCAAAGAATCTGGATAGTCGTCAAATGCACCACGCTCGTTAGGAGCCGCCGCTAATAAGTACGGTCCTTTATAGATTTTTTCAAGGTCAGACATCTGCTGGTTAAAACGCTTCCATGTACGAGTACGGCGAGCCTTAGAATGTCCTGGAAGAATCAATTGGTCTCTTTGAATAAGTTCCGTCAGATGCACCCAGCGCTCGTTCTGAGCCTTTGAATCAGACGAGATGGGTAAAACCTCAATATCGGGTAGAAGTAGCGCCAGACGCTCTGCTACAGCGCCTCCTACGCCCTGTGAGTCCACTCCTACACGAAGCAGGTCATAATGGCGAAGGAAGTCAATAATATGGAAATATTGGGCTTCCCATTCTTCGTTGTTAATCTCAAGCCAGTTAAGTACACGGTGTTCATAGAAGCCAAATGGATCTGGATGGTCCCAGTCAACCCACACAATAGTCACAACCGTGGAGTCATTAGAACGAGCCACATCTATGCCTGCCACACAAGGTGTGCGCCACCATTCTTTGACCAAAGGCATAGATTGGTCATATAGGCGATCCATGCGTTCTTCAGTAACAAACATTCCTTTTTCAAGAATAAATTTATTACAGTAAGACATCTGGAATTCATCGGAGTCTTCACCAATACGCAGTTTCTCTTTAGAGATGAATTTAGAGTAATTATCGTTGTATTTTGATGCAGTACGGTAATCGTACTCAAAATGGGCTTCACGAAACTTTCGTCCACCATTGGCAGAACGGCGCTTATTGTACTGAATCATACGATAGAAATAAGATTTCTGTCTGTTAGCAGTTCCTGTTAATGCAATTGTTCCGTTGTTGAACGCCAGCATAGGCTTGATTGACTTAGCAATCATGGTCTCATCGGCTTCCTGAGCCTCGTCAATAAGGACAAAGTGGTAGGTCTTAGATTCAATCTTTGCCTTGGGGTTACAAGTCTGCATACGGCATAGTGAGCCAGCGTGCTTCAAAGTAATAAGACGACCACGACCACGAGTACCACCACCTGTTGCTTTGTCATCAATCTCAGGGTCAAGCAAGAATTGCATTGCGTGATCACTTGTCAACTTAGAAACAATACGACTGAATACAGTTTCAGCCTGTTCTTCTGTTGGCGCAAATACACCTACCCAAAAACCTTTATTGAACTTCTCTAACCATGTTGGATAGATAGGAGCCAACTTGGGAAGGATGACCATCATGCCAGCCATAACTGCTGAAAGAACTTCTGATTTACCAGACTGACGAGTTGCTACAACAGTCAACTCATCACCATCTCCTAACACAACAGATTCAACAATGCGATATGCAATAGGGATTTGGTAGGGAAAGAATTCAATGTCGCAGAACTCTTCAGTAAAGATAATGATTCGTTTTACTAATTGGTCAACGAATTCAGCCGATGTCTCGTCCAGTTCTTCGGGGTCACCAAAGTCCTCCAACGGTTCAACAAGATCGTCCTGTTCAATCATGCTGGGGTACGGCTCTGTAGTTCATCCCAAAGGTTTTTAACTAGATTCATAATAGTGGTGAAGTCCTCTGGGTCTGCCTTGTGATACGCCCATTTATCATAAGAAGCACCAAGTTCCATAAGACATGCATTAAGCCAACCACGCAGTTGACTTTCATCCATGTTTTTAATTCTGTCAGGCCGTGGTGGTTCTTGCTTGGTTGTTTTTTTGAATATCATTCCAATTTCCAATTTCTGAAGCGCTGATGTCTAGGTAACGACCTTGTACAGCAGATAAAGTACCAGCAGTGTCATCAAGATTTTGACGATAACAAACACCAATCTGAATACTGCGCTTAAACATAGCAACATAAACGCCACGACCCTTACGCCACGGCTCAGATAATTCATGCATTGTTCCAAAACCAACAGAAATTAATCGGTTGTCTGAACGAACAATCCAATAGATTGGACCAATGCCTTGCACTGTGTCTTTTGTTCCCCTAAACACAAGCCATGCATATGTTGAAAAAGGAATGACAAATGCAAAATGTTGAAACAATGTCATGTACAAGTACACCAACATAAAAACTAAAGGGCCATACCCTAAAATATAACTAACTTTTTTATAAATCCTGCGTGTGTAGTCTGTCATCTCGTGAACCTATTCTGCCGTACCTGTAGTTGTTAAGGAATTGATTGATAAAACGACCTTTTGAGGTACTGTTTGCAAAGTTATTATAAACGCTTTCAGGGACATGAGAGTATTTATAAACATCGTTTGCACGACTACCGTTAAGGTGTGGTTGAAACTTAACATACACAGTACCTAGTGTGTTTGTATGTGTAGCCACCCCTGCTTTTTCAATTAGATATTCACGGTCTGGTGAATGTGGTACAAACTTGTGTGAAGCAACCCGTGTACTTTTTCCTGGACCTTGATTATAATTGTCTTTTGGTGGCTTTGCATCAATAACTGTTTGAGTAGTGTAATCAATGGTAAGTCCACCATTTTCCCCAATTTCCATGGGGTTTCTTTTAGGTACTCGTGGTGTACCAAACATCTCAAATTGAGGTAGATGAGACTCTTCTACCTCTCTATCAGGGATGGTCTGAGGTATTAATTGACGCATCTCACGATTAGCGCCAATACGACCTTCTTCAGCAAGAAGGTCGGTTAGTGGTGATCTACCTAGTCTCTTCCTCGGAGCCATTATCTTCCTGTTGATTGAGGGCTGCTTTTAGAACAGCCAATTCAATATTTAAACGAGAAATCTCATTTGAGAGATGTTTGATTACTTCTTGTGGGTTAATTTCCATAAGAGCACTCTAGCGTATTAAACGGCACCTGGTTTGGGAAGTGCACGCCATGCGGCTTCAAACTTCTCTGCGTCTTTAGCCATTTCAGGAGAAAGTTCTAAATGGAGCCACTTGCCCCCAAAAGAACCAGCGTTATCATCCTTGGTGAAAATTTTTACCCCTGCCTCGTTCTCACCTCTTGAGCACCTGAAGCCTCTTCCATAGCCAGGCTTGCCATCCTTGACATCCTTATCAAAGGCGTAGTCGTGAATCTCCTCAATGCCTAGTTCCTTGGTGTATTTGATAAACCAATTCCACATTTCAACGCCAACCTTGCGATCCGTATAGCCGATGTCTACAGCGGCACCAGTTGCATGAACGCTGAGGTATTTCTCCATACCAGGGTCACCAATCTTTTTGCCTTCTGTTTTGGAGTTCCGCATCAATCTTGGGGAATAAATCCCCATATTGGTAGTTTTCCATCTACGCTTGCACAAATCAGCGAGTTTCTCAGTTCCAGGCTGTGCCTTTTTTCCGTCAAAACTTGGGTAATAAGAGTATTTTCTGGCCATAGTTACAGTTTACCCTAAATCAAGTGGAGTAAGTTCAGACCAATTTAGTAGTTCTTCATCCCATACCCATGCACCTTCTGGTTTTGCTATTGGTGGCTGCCAGTCAAATGAGTCATCTAAAACCCATGATGGATATGGAAATGGAGAAACAAATACATCGTTTACTTCGTCATATGTAAACCCGATACCAGCATATTGTTTGCGAATATTATTGTTGTAAGAAGTTTGAATCCAGCGACCACCAAGGTTATCTATCAACCACTGGTATCCTTCGTCAGATTCGTTGTTGTCTCCAACAGTAACTCTAAGAACAATGTTATTCTCATCTATTTCAGCCCAATGTGCCATTATCCACCTACCGCACTTCTTAAATAACGCACAACAACAATTCCTCTAGTTCCACTCCCACCTCCAGCGATTCCAGTACCGCCATTACCGCCACCACCTCCGTTTGGTCCTGCATTTGCACCGTTAACACTATAAGGGGAGTAACCAAAATAACTTGCACCACCATCTCCGCCGACCCCGTAAGTCGTGCCAAAAGCAGATATGCCTGGACCTCCAGTATTTCCTGAAGCAGCACCACCCGCACCTGAACCCGCACCCGCACCTAATGGACGGGGCACACCACCTGCTGCAGAGATACTAAGGGAAGTTATTGTTGTTGCAGAACCAGCACCTCCTGGTGTTCCTCCGTTGGATCCATACATGTTTCCGTTGCTGCCTCCCCCGCCAGAGCCAATAACAACAGCATGTAACCCGCCAGTAGCCAAAGATGTTCCGCTAGTAAGTACATACGAGCCAGCATTCCCTCCACTACCTTGATATGAAAAGTACCCTTCATAGCCATCGTACACATACGAGCCAGCAGCACCTCCTCCTCCTCCGCCTATCGCAAAGATATCCACACTGAGAGGCGCTAGAGAGTTCTCTAATGTTCCATTTGCAGTAAATGTCCTGTAATAGTAAGTAGCATCAGAAGTAAGCGTTCCACCAAAAACTACGGGATGAACACGACCTGATGAAACAATTCCAACAGTTGATGGCATTACCCAAGGTCTCCAACAAGCAAGTATTCATTGCTTGCGATACAAATAATTGATGCAGCCGAATATTGCGCCCGAAGTGTGTATGCAGGGGTTCCTCTTAGTGTTGCTCCAGAGCCTGCGCCAACGGTGAATGCTCCAGCGTTTAAGCGAGCAAGGTCTACTCGTTGACCAATAGCAAAATTAGTAGACCCAGTCAATGTGAGGGTACAAGCAGCAGTGTTATAAAGAAGTCTTCCTACACTAGACGAAGTTAGGTTCCCTGTTGTAAATGCAGACACTGTTTGTGCTGTTGACCAATCACCATTAGTGCCGTTAGTGCCGTTAGTACCGTTAACAGCACTAGTAGGCATCCAAAATACATTAGTTAAATTTGCGTCATCAGAGGTAACAACAATTTGTGTACCAATAGATGGTACAGACCAAGGTGCACTACGACCAATATAAGAAATACTTACTTCTGAGTTAACCCCCAAAAGAGAAGGTATTTTTACACGGATCTCTCCTGTTGTACTACTGGAGTAGGTAACAAGTGCCCTGTGGATTGGATGATGCATAAAACTAGTTTAACTCATACCAACCATTAGGTCTACCAGAAGTGTTTAATGATAGAAAGACTGGCCAAAATAACCCAAGCAACATTAAAAAGAATGATTGTGGGGAGCGTCTTTTCCGTGGATGACCAAATGAGGGCAATGCTGGAAGCAATAGCGAAGATGTAAACCCACCACCACTGTTGACCAAGAAGCAGACCAGGAAAGATGATGGCAATTTTGGTAGCAAATCCCCAAGCCTCCACGATGTTTGGTTTAGTCCAATACCCCTTGTGAGACATTGTCTTGGTTGCCTGTATTACTTTTTGCAGCATCTTTATAACCATAGAAAAGGATTAATATATTTCTTTTTCTGTTTTATATTTATAGAGCGTGGTCCCCATACAGATTCGTATGATTCTCTGAATTGTGCTTCCCCCACGATTGAATAATCGCCAATTCTCTTTGCAACAACCTTCATGCACTCCTGCATTTGTGCTCTAGCCAAAGCAGCAC